CTAATTTGTAATTTTTTCAAATATATCTACAGTTTCATTTTTCATTTTATCAGTTACATGTGAATAGGTATCCATTGTAGTTGATAGTTGGCTATGACCCAAACGGTTTTGTATGTCTTTAATGTTAGCACCATTTTCTAATAATAGAGTAGCATGTGCATGTCTTAAAGAATGAAAATGGAAATCATTGTTTAAAGCTACTCGAATTTGTCTTACTATAGTGTCTAAAGTGTGAGTATTCACTTGTTGACCATTTTCTTTGGTACATACCCAATCACTATCAAAGTAAAATTCTCCGTATTTTAATTTCATTTTCTTTTGATATAATTTATGTTCTTTTAATGCCTTTATTAAAGTGTCACCTGTAAATATAGTTCTGCAAGAGCTTTCTGTTTTTGGTTGCCCTAATTCAAACATTCCATTTGGTTTTTTAATCAAAGTATGCTTTACTGTGATAGTTTTATTATCAAGGTCTATATTATCCCATTTTAGTGCAATAATTTCACCTCTTCGCATACCAGTATGAAATCCAATTAGTAAAACTATACGTTGAAATGAATCTTGAGGAAATATATTTAGTATTTGATTAAATTCTTCTAATGTAATAGTTTTAACTTTATTAGTTTCTGTTTTAGATTTAGTTTTTGGTATGCTTACATATTGCATAGGGTTTTCTCGTATGTGTTTGTAAGGATGGACTGCTGATTTTAATGACCTATGTAATATGGCTTTTAATACTTGTAATGTATTTTGAGAGTAATCCTCTTTGTACTTTCTGTTTATGAAGTTTTGTAGTATTGCAGGAGTTAAAGCTTTTACTTTGTAAGCTCCTAGCTTTGGCTTTATATGTTTTTCTATGTTTATTCGGTAGCTTTCTTGAGTGTTGTATTTACAGTTAAGTAAGACATATTCTTTGTACCAAAAGTCTAAGTAGTCTGATAAACTGATATTGCTTTCTTCAAATACTATGCCAGAGTTTTCATATTCATTTAGTGCTTCTCTTAAGGCTTTTTCTGCTTCTTTTTTAGTATTGCCTCCAACTCTTTCTACTTTTTTTCTTTTTCCTTCTACTATGCCTAGGTCAAAGTAGTAATACCATTTGTTACTTCTTTTTCTTACTCCACCTTTCATAATAGTATCCCTCCCTTTTAGAATGTATGTTTGTTTGGTGTTTATATAAAAGAGCAGATTAACTGCTCTTTATATACTTTTGTTATGTACAATATTATCTTAATTTTGTTTATCTGGTTTTCACTTAATCATTTTCTTAATATTCTTACAATTTTTTAGCTTTTATGTGTAGTTTATTATAATAATATTGAAATATATATTTATTAAGTAAAAAATCTATAAAAGTAGAATAAATGAGTTTAAAAAATATCCTCATATATGTAGAAATTTGGCAAATTAGTTAATACTAAAAATCTATTATTTCCTAAGTCCAACATGCTTTTCTTTTTTGATAGAAATTCTAATCTTTTTAGTAAGAAGTTGATGCTAACTTGTAATTCTTCAGCTATTTCGTATACACTTGTAGCGTGTGAATTAATAACATGTATTATTTCTTCTTCTGTTATAAGAAATTCACATGCCCATTTTAATGCTTTGTTTTCAGTTTTGTCTATCAAGATTTTATTTTTGTAACTGTTTTTTGAAGATACATAGTTCCCAACACTGGTAAAATGATGTCCTAATTCTTCTGCTAAGATTTCTATTAGTTTAGCATTGTTTTGTTTTAATGAATTAAGTAATGATATAATCTTTAGTCCTTGTCTGTTTATATACAATCCTTTTATGTCATCTGCTATTTTGTCAGTGTAGTAAATTTCTATCTCTTCATTATTTGCTAAGTCTAAAAGTGCGTCTAGTTTGTTCATTGAAATCCCCCTATAAAAAGAATGTATTTTTGATTTTTGTTATATATAAAGAGCAGGTGTGAACTGCTCTAAATATTCATTTTTTATCCAAAAAAGATTGGATAATTTTAGCTGTAGACAAAATATGGATTATAGTATATGATTATAATATAATTACATATAATATATGTAAGCACTTACAAATGTGTGTTAGTATAGTTAGCACTAAATTTGTATTTGTGCTTAAAGCGATTAAAGGAGTTTTGGAGCGGTGGGTAGAGTTTTACTCACTATAACCAAGACTCTTTTGCATATTAGAGTATTTCATGTAGTCATATATTCTAATAAGCCTTCTTAAATTTGTTTTTTCGCTTGTTTTTGCAGACTCTAAAATATTAGGATTTTCCTCAAATATTTTCTTAAGTAGATTTTCTAACTGTTCAGTGTCAATTTCTTTTTCTTCTAAAAAAGCAATAAGTCTTGTAGCTTTTTCAAATGATTGATGTTCATCATTCCAAATACCATAAACACTTCTATTTTTTATGTAAGTATTATTTCTATTTTTTTTAATACTATTGCTAATAATATTTTCAAAGTCACTTTCTAGTGCAATTGTCCTATAATCTGGAAATTCAAGTGTGCTATTAAAAAGATGTTTATTTAATGGTAATTTATTATATTGCTTAATTAAAGATGGATAAGCATATTCAAGTAATTCATCTGATGAAAATTCTAAGTCATTCATGACTATATCACGATACCATTCATCAAAACTTAATCCTTTTAATCCTTTAAGACCAAAATCACTTGCCTTGCCAACTGCTAAAACTAAATCTTCATCTTTTATTCTTGTATCATCAACACTACCAACCCGAATTTTAGCAGTAGGTTTGTTAGTAATTGTGAAATCGTAAAATTCTTGTTTGAACATTCTTAATATTCTAACTGGTAATTTTGATTTTTTTTCAGATAATGCCTCATAGAGTAAATTAAAATCCTCCAGTTTAATTTTAGTCATAGTAATCATTTTATTATCAAAAGCAATTGTATGACTTGATATTTCTATATCATTAAAGTTTTTTTCATACTCAATGAATATGAAACGTTCCTCGAGTTTTTTAGCATTTTCATTAGATAGACAATTAACTATAGCATTAAGTATTTTTTTTATATTTACATCTGTAACAGAGTAACCAATAAATATGATAGGAAACTCAACAAATATAGTCATTAGCTTAGCTGCCAAGTAGGCACTTTTGCTGTCAAAGTCTATATAATCAGCTTCATTTATTACAATACTATTTGGAGAAGAAACACATCCATGAATTTTATAAATTTCTGCAATACCTTGTATAGATGAAAAAACTAAATTTTCTTGACCTATATATGTTGTATAATTATCAACGATAGTTTCCAAAAAACAATCATAATTTGTTGTAATAAATCCTGATAAACTTTTTTTAGAGATATTACTAAGTTTTTCAACTTCATCTTGATATTTATCTACTATTTTAGAATTATTTTTAATATACATAGCAATTTCTGCCTTAAATGGAGAAACTCCTGATTTAACAATATCTAAATACTTAGAGTCTAAGCTTCGTATAGAAGAATCTGAAAACCATTTTTTATTAAAATCATTTTCAATAAGTTCTGCAATTCTAGGATTTATACCCATTTTTGGGTTCTCTGATTTTGCTTTATTTTTATAACTTGTATATATAAAGTCATCATTACTAATTTTTTCTGCAAAGACTTTTAGTAAATCCTCCCAATTTGGAAGATTATAGTATCTTCTAGTTAAACCAGAACCAACAAATAAAAATGGTGTAGCATTAAATCGGTTTATGACATCTGATATTATAGATTTCATATAATTTATCACCTACTTTTAATTTATTTTTTATACTTATTCATTAAAAATTCAATATAATCATTAAGCTGTTCTTGAGCTTCTTCAGGTAAATCCTCATGTGGATTTGCTTTGTGTGCGGCTACAGTGTCTATATGATTTCTAACAAGTGTTGTACCTAAAAGATAATCTGTTGTAACATCAAAATAATGAGCAAGCTTTATAATATCATCACTTTTAGGTGAAATTATATTATTTTCATATTTAGATAATAAATCAGTACTTATTTCTAATTTTTTGCCTAATATATTTAATGTGACACCTTTTTCCTTTATTAATTCTCTTAATCTTTTTGAGAAAATAGGATTTAAAGATTTTACTACTTGATTGGGATTTTTTATGTCTGTTTTACCAAGTAAGTAATCCGTTGATACATCAAAATAATTTGAACAGTCTTCAATAAAAGATTGTTTTGGCTCTCTTAACCCATTTTCAATCCTAGATAGAGTGGATTTATTTACATTTAAATCCATACTTAATCTATCTAAAGATATTCCTTTTTCTTCTCTCAGTTCTTTTAATCTAAACATATAAAATCATCCTTTATTGTAGTTTTCATTATAGCAACTTTTATTTACATTATAGCAACTTTTTTTGTTATTACAATTAAAATTGCCAAAAAAGCAACAAAAATATTGACTTTTAACATTTTTGTTGCTATTATATAAACAAGAACTTGCTTATATAGCAAAAAGTTAGAGGGTGAAAAAATGTATGTCAATAGATTGAAAGGGTTAATGAAAGAAAACCAACATACGCAAAAATTTGTTGCAGATTTGTTAGGTCTTAGTTTATTTGGTTTTAGGCTTAAACTTAATGGTAAAAATGAGTTCAAAGCAAATGAAATAAAAAAGTTGTCTGAATTATATGGAGTATCAACAGACTATTTTTTTTCAGAATTAGTTGCTAAAATGGCAATAAAATGATGGACATTTTATAGAGAGGAGTTTGTAAATATGAAAGATTTAAAAATAGTAAAAGTTAATAATAAACTAACAACTGATAGTAGGGATATAGCTCTAATGGTTGAAAAAGAACACAAGATTTTACTAAGGGATATAAGAAATTATATAAACCAAATGGAAGAAGCAAATAAAAACATGAGTACAGATTTGTACCCATCTGATTATTTTATTGAAAATACTTATTTAGATGATTATAAAAGAAAGAAACCATGTTACGCAATAACAAAGATAGGTTGTGACTTTATAGCAAATAAAATGACAGGCATAAAAGGTACAGCATTTACAGGAATATATACAAAAAAATTTGATGAAATGGAAAAAGCTTTAAAAAATGAACAAACTAAATTACCAACTACATATAAAGAAGCATTACAACAGTTATTAATAGAAGTTGAGGAAAAAGAACAACTACAACTAGAAAATCAAACAATGAAACCTAAGGCAGATTACTTTGATGCTTTAGTAGAAAGAAATTTACTAACTAATATAAGAGATACATCAAAAGAACTTGGAGTAAAAGAAAAAGTATTTGTTTTATGGTTAATAGAGAAGAAATACTGTTACAGAGATTTAAAAGGAAAGATAAAACCTTATTCTAATAAGATGCAGTACTTTGAACTGAAAGAATTTACAACACCATACGGGCATTCAGATACTCAAACATTAATAAATCCAAAAGGTAGAGAAGCATTTAGATTGTTACTTATAAAAGATGGATTAATTAGAGAAAAAGAACGAGAGTGTCAAATAACTTTATTAGGCTAAAGATTGATAGTACTTTGAAAACTAAAAACAGAATAAATAGCTGCAATGGCAGATGGTATGAAAGTATCAAATGAGCTTTTAGAAAAATCAACTATAAATAATTAAGGGGGAAAGAATTTATGAGTAATAACTTAATGGTATTTGAAGGAAAAGAAGTAGAAGTGTTTGAGTTTGAAGGGCAGATTTTATTTAACCCAAAACATGTTGCAGAGTGCTTAGATATAAAAAATGTAAATGAAAATTTGAGAAATATGAATAATAAACAAGTAATTAAGTTAATTAATTCTAAAATCAGTAGTACTGACTTTAGAAAACTACACAATACAGGAGAAAATTTTCTTACTGAAAGTGGTGTGTATAAGTTAATCTTTAAATCAAGAAAAGAAGAAGCAGAGAGATTTCAAGATTGGGTTACAGATGAAGTTCTACCAAGTATTCGTAAAACTGGCACATATAACATGGTAAATCGACAATTAAAAGATAGTTATATGATAGATAATCCTATAGAGCGTGCTAAACGTTGGATAGAGGAACAAAAGGAGAAAGAGCAGTTACAACTAGAAAGTAAAATGAAAGAAAAAGTAATAAAAGAACTAAAACCAAAGGCAGATTATACAGATATGATACTTAAAAACAAAGGTCTAGTCACAATAACTCAAATAGCAAAAGACTATGGAATGAGTGGAAAAGAAATGAATAAAATACTTCATGAAAGAGGGATTCAATATAAACAAAGTGGACAATGGCTTTTATATAAACAACATCAAGGGGAAGGGATACACTCATTCAGAAACAATAGACATAACTAGAAGTGATGGAATGACTGATGTAAAAATGACAACTAAGTGGACTCAAAAGGGAAGATTGTTTTTATATGACTTATTGAAAGTAAATAACATATTACCAGATATAGAAAAAGAGTATAGTTATCAAACTTCAATGTTGGGTTAGTACTTTGAAAAATAAATACAGAATATTCAAAAAGAGGTGATTTAAAGGTTGAGTAATAGAAAGAAGTATACCTTGAGTATTACGAAAGAATTATACAATAAATGTAAAGAAAAAGCTAATCAAAGAGGTATGTCAGTGAATGATTACATACTATCAGTGATTAGCAAGAGTATATAAATTATTCTTCAATATTAATTTTAATTTCTCCTTTTCTTTGCTCATAATCTTCAATATGTTTTTTTATTATTTGTTCAATTTCCTTATTAGCAGAACGACCTTCGCTTTCAGCTATATATTTAATTTTTTCAAGCAGAACTCTGTTTATTCTTAAAGTGTATTTAGGTAGTGAAGTTGACATAATAATACCTCCTTTTTAAAGTCTAAATGATGTCATAATTATATCATAAAAATAATTTATAGAAAATCTATAAAATATATTGACGGCATAAAGACGGCGTGATATTATTAAAACAAGAAAGGGGTTGACGGCAAAATGAACTCAAATAAAAAGAGAATAACTGTTAGGATGCCAGAAAAATTAAATGAAGAAATAACGAAAAAATCAAAATACTTAGGGTTAACTAAGAACTCATTTATATTAGATATACTATGGAAGGAATTTGAGTTATTAGAATATAGAAGTTATAAAAAGGAGGTAGATAAACATGAATAACTTACAAGTAATAGAAAGAAATAATGAGAGAGTTCTAACTACACAACAATTAGCAGATGTATATGAAACTGAAATTAGAAATATAAGTAACAATTTCAATAATAATAAAGAGAGATTTATTGAAGGTAAACATTATTTTTGTCTGCAAGGTGATGATTTAAGGGCATTTAAACGCGATTCATATGATATAAGAATTGCACCTAATGTAAACAAACTTTATCTTTGGACTGAAAGAGGAGCAAACAGACACTGCAAAATATTGGATACTGACAAAGCTTGGGAGCAGTTTGATAACTTAGAAGAGTCTTACTTTAACAAAAAGAAAGATACTTTAATTACAAATCAATTAAGTCCAGAACTACAACTGTTTAAGCAAATATTTGATACTGTAGCAAAACAAGAAATAGAGCAAAAACAAATAAAACAAGATATAACAGAAACTAAACAAGAAATAAAAAGCATAAAAGATGTTGTTACATTGAATATAACTGATTGGAGAGAGGAAACACGCAAGTTGATAGTATCAATGGCACAAAATTTAGGTGGAAATGAATATATAAATACTCTTAGAAAAGAAAGTTATGAACTTCTTTGTAAAAGATTTAATGTTGACTTGAAGCGAAGATTAAATAATAGAAGAAGTAAAATGGCAGAAAAAGGTGTATGCAAGTCTAGAAGGGAAAAATTTAATTACCTGGATGTTATACAAGAACAAAATTATTTAATAGAAGGTTATGTAATTGTAATAAAAGATATGGCTATTAAATATGGAGTTTTTATGGAAAAAACTAATTAATATTATTAATAAAATTAAACAGTATAGGAGGAATAAGAAAATGAAAGAAAATAATAGAATAGTGAGTATTGGAGTTGATGGAGAGATAGACTTAACAGATAAGGAATTAGAAATGGTAAATAATTTTAAGAAAGTTATGAATAGCATTAACAATAAAATAGGTATTGATTGTGGAATTTCACTTAGTGATAAAGATATAGAAGATAATAAAAACATATTGGATAAGATTGCATCAAAAGTAGCATGGCATTATAAGAAAATGAATTTTGAACACTTAGAGATGGATGAAAAATTCTTTGATGATTTTACTTTTAAGTTTATGTTAAAATTCTTTGGTGATATAGAAGAAGATGAATTAATAAAATATCTTACTTATATAAAAGAAGAAAGTAACGAATTGAGTGCTAGAGAAAGGATATTTTATAAAATAGTAGATACTCTTGATACAATAGCAGATATAAAAATAGCAGACCAAAATAAGATAGAAAAAGAAGTAGGTATGTGCATGGGCGAAGATAATTATATAACTTATTGTATAGATGAAGACTTAATAAAATTTTACATTAAAGATGAAGAAGAATTAGTTATAGATAAAAATAGTCCTTTGCTATATATGTTAAACACACTATTTTATGAAGTACATGAATAATAAAAGTATTTTACTAGTAAAGATTAAATACAATTAATTTAATTTTAAATTAGAGAAAATAGGGGGGACAAAACATGAGTAAAAGAAAAAAAGAAGTAAAAGAATTCTTAAAACCTTTATTAAGTAAAAGAGAGATAAAACATTTAATGGATGCGCTTGATGCAAATATGATTATATGTGTTGGGGGTGTACAATTACCAAGAGGGAAGTCAACATTAGTAGATTTATTGAATAAAAACGGTTATAGAGCTATAAAAGATTGTGATGTTTTTAAGATAGAGCTTAATAAACCCATACAAAAAACACCACAAAAATAAAAGTATCTACTTTATAGAGAAAAATTTGGAACTTTTAGATATATTAAAAATCCAACTATATGCACATTAATAAAAATAGCTGGCTATTTAGATGTTACCTTGGATGAATTAGTTGGGAAATAAAAAACAGAATATTTTGATGATAATGAGGGGATTAAAAAATGGATAACACAAATGAAATAGTTAAAAGATTTAGTGATAGCTTAAAAAGCTTAATAGAAATAGAGATAAGTAAACAAGAGACAGATAGAGTTAAGAGTCAAACTATTGAACAAAAGGTAAAGGTACTGGAGCCTAAAGATATAGTTGTTTTAATAAAAAGAGGTTATCCAAATTATCTAATAACAGTAGAAGAAGCAAGGGGAATTTTAAAGTTAGATACAGCCTTTATGCGTAGGTTAGTAAGCACAGGTTTGATAAAATCACTAGTTAGAGGTGATGGTAGAAAAATTTCAAGATATGAAGTTGATGATTTTATTGAAAGAAATCAAGGTAAAAATTTGGATGAACTTTTAAAAGCAGTAGAGAGGGGGGATGAAATTGCTGAGTCTTGATACTAATAATAAGAATGTAGTAACTCTTAAAAAAGATGGAAAAGTTATAGCAGATATAGTATTTAAAGATATTAAAACTGGTAAGAAAATATCGGTTGGAATATTAAATAAAAAAGTGTTGGTAAAATAACCAACACACAAAAAAATAAAAAATAAAATATAACACAAGTAAAGTATAACACAAAAAGGAGAGATTTAAAATGGTTGAAGTGAATGTAAATGTAAAAGTTAAAGTAGAAGCACCAGAATTTACAAATGCACTATTAGTAGTGGCGAATGCTTTAGGAGGTCTTAATCTAGGAAAAGCAATGCAGATAGAACCTATAAATATAACAGATATGAAAGAAGAGAAGAAAGTTGAAGTTAAAAAAGCTGAAAAGATTAAAAAGGTAGAAGTAAAAGAAGACGTTAAAGAAGAAATAGCAGAAGCAAAGGAAGAAATAGAAAAGAATAATGAAAATACAACTAGTGAAGTTAAATACACAAAAGAAGAGGTAAGAACTAAGGCAGCACAAGTAAGTAAGGCAGGTAAGAAGGATAAGCTTAAGGAGTTATTTGGTGAATTTGGAGCTAGTAAGTTAAGTGAAGTAAAAGAAGAAGATTATTCAGCTTTTATGAACAAATTAGAAAGTTTATAGGGGGTACATAAATGCCATTACAACATGCAAGACTTAGTGCGAGTGGAGCCCATAGATGGCTTCACTGCACTCCTAGTATAAAATTAGAAGAAAACTATCCACCATCAACTAGTATATATGCAGAAGAAGGAACAGTTGCACATGAATTAGCAGAAGTTAAATTAATGCTAGAGTATGAAAAAATAAGTAAAAAGGCATATAATGCAAGAATTAAAAAGATACAGAAAAGTGAGTATTATAACTCTGAAATGGAGGACTATATACAATCTTATGTTGAGAATGTAGTTGAATTAGTAAATGATAGTAAAGCTATATGTGATGATGTAATAGTGATGTTAGAAGAAAGACTCGATTTTAGTGAGTGGGTTCCAGAAGGATTTGGAACAGGAGACGTTGTTGTAATATCTGATGGTATACTTCAAGTTATAGACCTAAAGTATGGAAAAGGTTTAGAAGTTTCAGCTATAGAGAATCCTCAACTTAGACTATATGGTTTAGGGGCATATAATCAGTTTGAAATGCTATACGATATTGATTTAATTAAAACAACAATAATTCAACCTAGACTTGATAACATATCAAGTGAAGAAATAGAAGTTACTAAATTACTTACATGGGCAGATAATGTTAAGAAGAAGGCTCAAATGGCTTTTAATGGTGAAGGAGAGTTTGTAAGTGGCAGTCATTGTGGATTTTGTAGAGCTAAAAATGATTGCAGAAAAAGAGCTGAGGATAACCTTAAACTAGCTAGAAAATATGATTTTGCTGACACATTTGCTCTTAATAAATATGAGATAGCAGATATTTTAGGTTTTGCTAAGAATATACAAGATTGGTTAAAAGATGTTCAAAGTTATGCACTAGAACAAGCTGAAAAGCATGGTGTTAAATATCCAGGATATAAGCTTGTAGAAGGCAGAAGTAATAGAAAGTATGTAGATGAGCAAGAAGTTGCTAAGGTTTTATTAAATTCAGATTATGATGAAGAAAAAATTTATAAGCCAAGGACCTTAAAAGGAATTAGTGATATGGAGAAAGCTATAGGTAAAAAGAGTTTTGCTAAACTACTAAGTGATTTAATTATAAAACCAGTTGGAAAAGCTACTTTAGTAGTAGAAAGTGATAAAAGGTCAGAAATTAATAGTATAGATTCAGCGAAAAAAGATTTTGAAATATAAATGGGGGATATTACATGCCATTAGATGCAGGTATAAAAGATAAATTAGATGAAAGCATAAGTATAATTTTAGATTTAAAGGATAGAAAAAAGAGTATCGAAAAAGATTTAGATTATGAAAAAGATAATTTACTAGATATGTTAAAGATACTAAATATTACAGAATATAACTCAACTGAAGAAAATGCAAAAGTTATAGTGATGGATTTTAAAAGAGAAAGTTTAATAAAGGATAAAGTGATGTCAACTTTCCTCGAAGTAAATGACAATCATCTTGATAGAGTGTATATACCAGAACATATAAAAGTTAGTCCAGTATGCTTTGTATCAGTAAGAGCAAAGGATAATTAAAAATATTTAATTCCTAGTAGCTATAAAAAGATTTAAAAGGGGATATAATTTTATGAGTAATCAAGAAATAACTAAACTAGTTGAAAATAATTTGAATCTTGTACATTTTAGTATAAATAGATTTTTTAAGTCTTATGTAGAGCAACATCCATACTTATATGAAGAGTTTTATCAAGAAGGATGTATTGGGTTATATAAAGCAGCATTAAATTATGATAGTAACAGAGGCAAGTTTTCTACAGTAGCTGTTTCTTACATAAGAATAGAAATGTTTAAAGCTTTGCGTTATGGCGAAAAACATTATAGAAACTCTATAGAAGGTTTAGATGTAAGTGTATTTGAAGATAGTAAAAGACCATTAAAAGATATACATGGATTTTATGAAATTCAATTTAACTATGATGTTGATTATATAAGAAAAATTGCAAGAAAGTCATATTTAAAAGATATTGATAAAATAGTAGATTGGATTTTACAAGATAAAAAGATATCTGATATAGGAGAGTTATTAAATGTTTCTTCAACAGTTATTTGTGGAAGAATTAAATTGTTTAGTAAGCAAGTTAGAGATTTAGATAAATTTGGAGAAATAACTTCAAATATAAAATCAATATACCAAATATAAAAATATTAGGAGGAAGAAAATTATGAGTAATTCAGTACAATCAACAAAGGTAGTAACAGGAAAGGTAAGATTAAGTTATTGCAATATCTTTAAAAGCAGAGCAATGGTAGAAGGTGCAGAGCCCAAGTATTCAGTTTGTATTTTAATACCAAAATCAGATAAGGTGACTTTAGGAAGAATAAAGAAGGCTATTGATGCAGCTAAAGAACAAGGTAAAACTTCTAAATGGGGTGGAAAATTACCAGGTAATTTAAAAACACCTCTTCGTGATGGAGATGCAGAAAGAGCTGATGAAGCAGAGGAATATGTAGGAATGTATTTTTTAAATGCAAATAGTACTCAAAAGCCAGGAATAGTTGATAAAGACTTAAATGAAATATTAGATAATACAGAGGTATATAGTGGTTGTTATGGAAGAGTTAGTATAAACTTTTTCCCATATAATAGTGCAGGAAATAAAGGAATAGGTTGTGGCTTACAAAATGTTCAAAAGTTAGCAGATGGAGAAGTACTTGGAGGAGCTAGAGCTAGTGCAGAAGCAGATTTCTCAGATGACTTTGAATATGAAGATGAAGAAGAGGACTTCTTAAGTTAATGAGGACCTTATCAATTGATATAGAAACATATAGTGATTTAGATATAAAAAAAGTTGGAGTCTACAGATATGTAGACTCTGCTAATTTTGAGATACTGTTATTTGCCTATGCTTTTGATAATGAAGAGGTAAAAGTTATTGATTTAGTAAATGATGAAGAGTTACCAAAAGAAGTAATAGAAGCTTTAAATGATAATAAAGTTATAAAATCAGCATTTAATGCTAATTTTGAAAGAACATCAATAAGTAAATTTTTAAATATTAATTTAAAACCAAATGAGTGGTCATGTACAATGATAAAGGCGTTAACACTAGGACTTCCAGGAAGTTTAGATAGTGTGTCTAAGGCTTTAAAGTTTAATGAAGATAAACAGAAAATGAAAGAAGGTAAAGCATTAATACAATATTTCTGTAAACCTTGTAAGGCTACAAAAGTTAACAAGGGAAGAACTAGAAATTTACCAATACATGATATGGAAAAATGGAATAAATTTAAAGAATATTGTAAACAAGATGTTGTAGTTGAAAGAGAAATAAGAAACAAACTTAGTAAGTATAAGACTACCGAAAGAGAAATTAAATTATGGTATTTAGACCAGAGAATTAATGATACTGGTATTAAAGTGGATACAGAGTTAATAGAGAATGCAATAGAATGTGATAAAAGATATACTGAAAAACTTACAAAAGAAGCAATTAAAATAACTGGTCTAAATAATCCAAATAGTCCAGCTCAATTAAAAAAATGGTTAAGTGATAAAGTTGGCTTTGAGATTACAAGCCTAACAAAAGAAAGTATTCCAGAAATATTAAAACAAGTTGATGATGAAAATGTAGTTAGAATTTTAGAACTTAGAAAATTAATGTCCAAAACTTCTATAAAGAAATATGAGGCTATGAAATTAGCTAAAGGTAATGACAATAGAGTAAGAGGTCTACTACAGTTTTATGGGGCTAATAGGACTGGTAGATGGGCAGGAAGATTAGTACAAGTACAGAATTTACCACAAAATCATATAGAGGATTTAGACCTAGCTAGAAACCTATTAAAAGAAGGAGATTTTGATTTAATAGAGCTTTTATATGATAGTGTACCAGATGTCTTAAGTCAATTGATAAGGACAGCTTTTATACCAAGTGAAGGTCATAGATTTATAGTATCAGATTTTAGTGCAATAGAAGCTAGAGTTATAGCTTGGCTTGCAGGTGAGAAGTGGAGACTGGATGTGTTTAATTCTCATGGAAAAATATATGAAGCTAGTGCCAGTCAGATGTTTAAAATTCCAATCGAAAATATTAAAAAAGGTTCTGAACTTAGACAAAAAGGAAAGCTAGCAGAATTATCGAATGGATATGGCGGAAGTGTAGGGGCCTTAATTTCTATGGGGGCTATTAAAATGGGGCTTAAAGAAGAAGAGCTTCAACCTATTGTTACTGCATGGAGAAATGCTAATCCAAATATAACTAAGTTTTGGTGGGATGTAGATAAGGCAGCTAAAAAAGCTATAAAAGATAGGACTATAGTAGAAATTCAACATGGGATTAAATTTATTTATAATCCAGGCGTTTTATTTATAGAACTACCAAGTAGTAGAAGATTATCGTATCTAAGGCCTAAGATAGAGCCACATACTACATTTAGTGGAGATAAGATAACATATGAAGGTATGGAACAGACAAGTAAACAATGGAAAAGAATAGATACTTATGGACCTAAGTTAGTTGAGAATATTGTTCAAGCTACAGCTAGAGATTGCTTAAGAGAGGCTATGTTTAATATTACAGATGCAGGTTATAGCATTGTAATGCATGTACATGATGAGCTTGTACTTGATGTAGATAAAAAATTTGGCTCCTTAGAAGAAGTTAATAGTATTATGAGAAAAGAAATATCTTGGGCTAAAGGCCTTCCTCTTAAAGCTGATGGGTATGAATGTGATTATTATAAGAAAGACTAGGTGATTGATTTATGGATATAAAGGCCAGTGAAATTGAACACATAAATGTAAGACATGATGGCCAACTCATGCTGGCCATAGGAAAAAATAAATTAGAAACACATTGGAAAAATAAAAGTATTTTATGGTCCGAACTTGTAAATAGATTAAGTAAAACATTAAGAACTCAAGAAACATATACAGAATATAGGAAGATGTCAAAGACTGAAAAAGATAGAGTTAAAGATGTTGGTGGATTTGTAGGTGGAAGCTTAAAAAATGGAAGACGAAAAGCAGAGAATATTGCAAATAGAAGTATTATAACTTTAGATATAGATTATGCGAATAAAGATATATGGGAGGATATAACATTATTAAATGATTATGCTTGTCTTATGTATTCTACGCACTCACATACTGAGAATAATCCCAGATATAGACTTGTAATACCTTTAACTAGACCAGTACTACCAGAAGAATATCAAGCAATTTCCAGGATGATAGCAGATACTATAGGAATAGATATGTTTGATGATACTACATATCAACCTCATAGACTTATGTATTTTCCAAGTACTTCAATTGATGGAGACTATATATTTAAATTTCAAGATGGAGAGTTTTTAAACCCAAATGAAATACTAGATTTATATTTAGACTGGACAGATGTAAGCTATTGGCCAGAAAGTTCGAGGGAGAGGCAAAAGTTTAATACACAATTAAAAAAACAACAAGACCCTATTGAAAAGGCTGGAATTATAGGTGCATTTTGCAGGTCCTATAGTATAAAAGAAACTATAGAAACTTTCTTAAATGAAGTATATATTCCTGGTATTGATGAAACCAGGTATACATATGCAGAAGGTAGTACAAGTGGTGGAGTAGTTATTTATGATGACAAGTTTTCATATAGTCATCATGGTACAGACCCAGCAAGCGGAATTTTATGCAATGCTTTTGATTTAGTTAGGATACATAAATTTGGTGAACTTGATGAAGATGCTAAACCAGAAACACCTGTAAATAGATTACCTTCATTTACTCGAATGAGCGAATTTGCAAGCAGTGACACTAAAGTACGAAAGACTATAGGAAGAGAAAACCTTGATAAAGCTAAGGATGATTTTGGTGATATAGATTTTGAAGATGATGAATGGTTAACTAGGTTAGATTATGACAATAAGGGAAGTTATAAGAAAACAACAAACAATATCTTAATGTTTATAGAAAATGACCCATATTTGAAAGGAAAAATAGCTTATAATGAATTTTCAAATAGAGCTGTCGTTTTAGGTAAGTTACCTTGGAGAAAAGATGATAAATTAAATGATTGGAATGATAGTGATGATTCTGGGCTTAGACATCATATAGAAACAATTTACAATATCTCATCACCATCAAAAGTAAATGATGCTCTAATAATTGCTTTTGAAAATAATACTTTTCATCCTATAAAAGATTATTTAAATTCTTTAAAGTGGGATGGCATTAAGAGAGTGGATACACTTTTAATTGACTATTTAGGTGCAGAAGATAACCACTATACAAGGACTATAATAAGAAAAGTTTTAGTAGCAGCAGTAGCAAGAGTATTTAATCCAGGAATAAAGTTTGATAATATGATGGTTTTATCTGGTCCTCAAGGAATGGGAAAAAGTACTTTTATTAAAAAACTTGGTGGAGACTGGTATTCTGATAGTTTAACTACTGTACAAGGTAAAGAAGCGTATGAACAATTACAAGGAGTATGGTTGCTGGAAATGGGTGAAATGATGGCTACTAAAAAAGCAGATATTGAGGCAGTTAAGCATTTTCTAAGCAAATCAGAGGATATATATAGGGTCGCATATGGGAAGAGAACCTCAAGATTTTTACGTCAATGTGTAGTTATAGGAACAACTAATGATAAAGAATTTTTAAGAGATAAGACTGGGAATAGAAGGTTTTGGCCAATAGATGCAGGAGTAAAGAAGATTAACAAGAGTATATTTAATGGCCAACTTGATAATGAAAGAAATCAAATTTGGGCAGAAGCAGTAGAATTATATAAAGCCAATGAACAGCTATATCTATCAGATGAGGAGAAAAAAGAAGCTGAAAGACAACAAAGAACTCACTCAGAAGAAAATGCTAAATCTGGAATTATCGAAGAGTATCTAAATAAACCTATTACTAAGAATTGGTATGATTTAAGTATTTCAGAAAAGAGAGAATATATTCATGGTTCAGATTTTGGTGATTTAAAAGAAGGGACAATATTAAGAGAAAAAACGTGTGTTATGGAGATATGGGTTGAGCTATTTAATGGAGAACCTAAACAACTCACGCCTATCTTATCAAGAGAAATTAATGATATATTAAAAGGATTAGATGATTGGATATCATATAATGGAAATTTAAGGTTTGGGAAAATATATGGTAGGCAGAGAGCTTATGTACGTAAAAGTTAGTGTCAACAGAATTAAAAACAGAGTAAATTTGAAAATTTTAAAAGTGTCAACAATGTCAACAAAAAAAATGGCTTTGTTGACGCTTATGTTGACACCTAAGATGCAGTAATTACAATGTTTGAGGTATTAATGTCAACAATGTCAACAAAAATTAAGTATAAAGTAGTATAAGTAATATTAGGCATATACGTATATACATATGTATGCCTAATATGTATATATACATATATATAGAAAATCTGTTGACATTGTTGACACTTAAATTTTAAGGAAGTGATATTTTGTTAGAATCAAAAATAGAAAAAAGACTTAAAAAAGAGATTGAGTTGTTAGGTGGAAAGGCTATGAAATTTATTTCACCAGGGGAGGCAGGTGTGCCAGATAGGATTGTCTTATTACCAGAAGGACATGTTATATTTGTAGAACTTAAAGCACCAGGTAAAAAACCAAGGAAGCTTCAACAATATAAAATGCGAGAATTAAGAGAATTAGGATTTAAAGTTAAGTGTGTAAGCACATTAAAAGAGATAGATGATTTTATCAAGGAGGTTAAGGGATGGAATTTAAACCACATCCATACCAAGAATACACAATTAGAAAAACTATAGATAATAATAATATAGGTTTACTATTAGATATGGGATTAGGTAAAACAGTCTGTACTCTAACAGCTATAAGTGAATTAATGTATGATTACTTTGATATATCAAAAGTTTTAGTTATAGCACCTTTAAGAGTTGCAAGAGATACCTGGAGTAGTGAAGTAAAAAAATGGGAACATCTAAAGCATCTAAAAGTATCTAAAGTTCTTGGTAGTAAATTAGATAGAGTGAGAGCTTTAAGTACAGACTCAGATATTTATATAATAAATAGAGAAATGGTACCCTGGATAGTGGATTTTTATAAAAGAAAATGGCCATTTGATATGGTTGTGATAGATGAACTTAGTTCTTTTAAATCAAATAAAGCACAACGATTTAAAAGTTTAAAGAAAGTATTGCCTTTAACTAAAAGAGTAGTTGGGCTTACTGGTACACCAACACCAAATAGTTTAATAGACTTATGGGCACAGATGTACTTACTTGATAGAGGTGAAAGACTAGGTAAAACTATTACAGGATATAAAGAACGATACTTTGAGCCAGGACAAAAAAATTATCAAACAGGAGCTATATATAATTGGCAGCCTAAAGATGGAGCAGAAAATGCAATACATAATAAAATAAAAGATATTTGTATAAGCTTAAAAGCAGAAGATTATTTGAATATGCCTAGAAAAATAGATAATAAAATTGAAATACACCTTGATAGTAAAATACTTAAATATTACAAAGAATTAGAAAAAGAGAAGATATTAGAATTAGAAAAAGATATAATAACAGCTTCATCAGCAGCTGTAGCAGCAAATAAACTTTTACAATTAGCTAATGGAGCAATTTATGATAATGATAAAAATGTAAAGGAACTCCATAGAGAAAAATTAGAAGCTTTAAAAGAAATTATAGATGTTTCAAATGGTAAGCCTATTATAGTTTTTTATAACTATAAACATGATTATAATCGTTTAATGAAAGAGTTTAAGAGTTTGAAACCAAGAACAATAGAAAACTCAAAAGATATATATGATTGGAATAATGGAAGAATACAATTATTACTTTGTCATCCAGCAAGTACAGGACATGGACTTAATTTACAATCAGGTGGAAGTATAATTGTTTGGTTTGGATTAACTTGGAGCTTAGAACTGTATCAACAAGCCAATGCAAGGCTTTATAGACAGGGGCAAAGGGAAACTGTTATTATCCATCATCTAATCTGTAAAGGTACAATAGATGAACAAGTAATGGAGGCTCTAGAGAATAAAGATAAAGGACAAAGTGCATTACTTGAAGCAGTCAAAGCAAAATTAAAAGAATATAGGGAGTGAAGGTATGAAAGTAAAAAGAAAAGATGGAACTTATAAGCCCAGGTAAAATAGTAAGATGTGCTTGGTGTGGTAGAAGATTTTATAAGTTGGATAAATCTAAAGTTAAGTATTGCAGTAGAAGTTGTTCGAAGAGAGCAAGAAGGAGTGATTTAAGTGGATAAAGAAAGTATAAAAGAAATTGTAAGAGAGTTAAGAAAAGAAGAAAAAGAAAATAAAAAAAGAGAAGTCTTTCATAATACTAAGCTTTTGTTAAAGCACTATAACGATTTAAAAAGTCATATTGCAAATTCTATTAGTGACATTGAAGATGTTAAAAGTGATTATGATGATTTATTATGTCTAGATATAGAGGATTTATATATATTAAGTATCAAAAGAAGTAAGGCAAAAACCTTAATTATGGTAGCACATATAGATATGGCATTAGAAACATTAAAAGTAACACAAAATAAGTTGCAGTCCTTAGAAAAATACAAAGCCTTAGAGTTATATTTTTTTAAAGAAAAGACATATGAGGATATAGCAGAGCTTTTACATTGTGGAGTAGCAACAGTAAGACGTTGGGTAAATGAAATGGTTAAAGAACTTGGAATATACCTATTTGGAGTAGATGGTCTAAAAATAAAACTGTGATAAAATGATGATATTTTATTGTTATTTTATATAAGTTATAATGATAGTATGAAACAAGTGTATAATATATTCCCCCTTTAAAAAGACTAAGCTACCCCGACTTAGTCTTTTTCTTTTTTAAACGAAGGAGAATGATAAATGAGTAATTCATGACTTAGAGTGATTTCTAGGTCTTTTTTTATACAATTTTAATCCCTCATATTGAAGGGTCGAAAATAAGGGTGTTCAAATTGAATATTCTTTATTAATAATTAATTTAGGAGGTAGTAGTATGTTGAAAATTTTACAAGAGAAAAATGTAAGGATGATATGGTCAAAAAATGGAGAAGAAGTTTGATTTAATGCAAATGACGTAGGAGAGGAACTAGGCATAGTAAATATTCGTGATACATTAAGAAATATAGATAGAGAATATAAAAAGAAATTAATGAGTCTACTGTCGGAGATTCCTACACTAGAAACTTTAAAGATAAATTGCCTAACTTTGGTACTACTTTTGTTACAGAAGAAGCTGTGTACAATATGTCATTTAGAAGTAATAAAGCAGAAGCAAAACTATTTACGAAGTGGGTTACAAAAGCACTTAAACAAATTAGAATACATGGTTACTATATTGCCACAGAAAAAGATCAAGAATGGCTGGATATAAGAACAGAAGGTAAAAAGGTCAGAAAAGATTTTACAGATGAAATACAAGAGTTTGTTTATTAATACAAGCACTTGAAAGAGTTATATCTATGAAATCACCTAGGTTGATAGATAAAGGTATGAATTATAAAGAGATATATAAAAGATTAAAGAATTAATAGAAATGATTTAAATGACTGTATTAATAGAGGGTCTTTTTTTTATGTAATGAATTAAAAATGAAATATATTTGTACATTATAGACAGGAATAAGGTAAAAGTATTATTTAGACTTATTTTGTGGTTGTCGAATGATTATTGAAGGATATTGACTGATTATATAGAATTATATCATTATAAATATTTGTGAAAGGAATAATGGTATAATGAGTAATTTTAAAAAAAGATATATTGATGTTTATAGAATAGATATTATAAATAAAATTAATGGGAGTGTCTATTCAGATGAAGAAATTTTAAAAGAGGTAATAAAGACCTTCTTTAAGGATAAAGAATATTGTAAAGAAAACAAAAATGGAATTAATATTACTAAAGATAAAAAGTTTTGGATTACAGAAGTAAAATGTAGCGAGGATGATTTAATAATCAAGGTGAAACTTGAATATACTAAATACAATCAGAATACAAATATTATAAATGCTCATACTAAAGAAGTAGAGGGTAATAAAAAAATGGATCAAGGAGATAGCAATAAGCAGCACCTATTTATTAAATTTATGAAGGAAAATAATATAGCAGTAGTATTATTTGAAAGAGTTTTTGTGGGGGTTCCCATGATTGAACTAAGTAAAAACTTACATCTATATTATGAGGATATGATTGAAAATAATAAATTTGATAATAATATGTCAAAAACATCAATTAATATTACACAAATAGCAAGTAAAGATTTTATAGAACAAATATTAGATTTAGATGGTGTTTCAAAAATAACTTTAAATGTTGATAGAGAGAAGTTTGGAACTGATGAAGATAATTTGTTTTCTAATTTAAATAATTCAAGACGACATAACGATTTGATATATAAGCCCACATTTAGAACTAGATATTTACCTAGTGAAGTTAAAAGATGTTGCGAAAAATATATTAAAGGAGAGGAATTTAGAAATAAAAAAATAAATAGGATAATAATTGAGGGAGAGAAAAACAAGAGAAAATTAAAGTTGGATACTGAGGGTATAAAGTTGTGTAGAGAAATAGAGGTTTCTCTTGATATAGATAATCATATAGATAGTGAAGACATTTTTGATAAGATGAATAATTTGATAGATGATTTAATTGAGAATAATTCAGTTTTTTTTAATTTAATGTATCAAGAAGTTGCTATGAGTGAAGCATAGATTGCGAAGGAGGTGTTAAAATGTATAAAAAGGTATTAAATATCTTACTCAATTATTACAAGGCTATAAATTCTAAAGAAGTAGTAGAGTTAGTTTTAACACCAGTATTAATATGTATTATTTCATACATGTTTTTTAATTCGTCAATTAATAAAGAAGTTGTAATTTCTTTAAACAAAGATGTACTAACTTTGTCAGGACTATTAGTAGCTTTTGGAGTTTGCATTATTACATTATTGTTTACTACATATAACAAATCAATATCAGAAGCAAAAGATATAAAAACAGAAAGAAAGGTAAATGGATTTAATATATCATACTTTCAATTCATACAGTTAAAAGCATATTATACTGTAATAATGGAGATTTTGGTTGTTGTAATATGTTTTATCAATACAATAATGCTTACTCGATATTATTCTAATATAATTTTCTATGTTTTAATATTTTTTACAGTTCATATAATTTTATCTCTAACTACATTAATAATAAGTATGTTTCATTTATCCTGGAAGGATAGAGGAGACTAGATTTGAAACAATCCTATTAAATAGGATTGTTTTTTTTATTCCCAAAACAAACAAATAAAGAGGTGGTGATGTGCAAGATGTCAAAGAAAAGGTAAAACAAGATTACTTAAAAGGAATGAAACAAAAGGAAATATCATCAAAGTATGACATTAGCTTAAACACTTTAAAGTCATGGATAAAAAGATACAACTGGGCTAGTGAAAAAAAGAAGGGTGCACCTATAAATAAAAGAGGTGCACCCTTTTCTAATAAAAATTCAGTTGGTCATGGTGCTCCAAAAGAGAATAAGAACGCTGAAAAGTTTGGTTTCTTCTCAAAATATCTACCCGAAGAAACTAGGGAATTGATACAAGAAATATCTATAAAAGATAAATTTGATATTCTTTGGGAACAGATAACAATTCAATACGCAGCAATAATAAGAGCACAGAAGATAATGTATGTTAAAGGCAAGGAAGAAATGGTTAAAGAATTAAAGAAATATGAAAGCACAGAAAATGGTGAGAAGATAGAGTATGAATTTCAATTTGCATGGGATAGGCAAGCATCTTTTCTTAATGCACAGAGTAGAGCTATGAGTGAACTTAGAAGTTTAATTAAACAGTATGATGAAATGATTCATAAGGATTGGAATTTGGCTACAGAGGAGCAGAAAACAAGAGTTGAGAAGTTGAAATGTGAAGTTGATAACCTAAGTAAAGATGATATTGGAGATGATGAGTTGAAAATAAGTGTAGATTATGGTGATAGAAATGATAGTTAGAGTAAATTTTAATCCAGATTTCAAGGAAGCTAATTTTACTAAAAAAAGATACAGAGCAATGAAAGGTTCAGCAGGGAGTGGAAAATCTGTTAATGTAGCACAAGACTATATACTAAAGTTAGGAGATAAGAAGTATCAAGGAGCTAATCTATTAGTAGTTAGAAAGTCAGAATCTACACATAAGTATTCAACGTATGCAGAGCTTACAGGAGCTATAAATCGTATTTATGGTAAACAAGCTGATAAGTATTGGAAAACTACTTTAAATCCTTTAGAAATTAAGAGTAAAGTTACTGGTAACTCTATAATTTTCAGAGGAGTTAATGATGCAAAACAAAGAGAAAAATTAAAATCAATTAACTTCTCGAAAGGAAAATTAACATGGGTTTGGTGTGAAGAAGCTACAGAACTTATGGAAAGTGACATAGACATACTAGATGACCGTTTAAGAGGTATTTTAACTAATCCTAACCTATACTATCAAATGACATTTACATTTAATCCAGTCTCAGCTACTCATTGGATAAAAAGAAAGTATTTTGACTATAAAAATGATGATATATTTACTCATCATAGTACTTATCTACAAAATAGATTCATAGATGAGGCTTACTACAGAAGAATGCAAATGAGAAAAGAGCAAGACCCAGAAGGGTACAAAGTCTATGGTCTTGGAGAATGGGGAGAAACTGGTGGAGCAATACTTAAAAATTATGTTATACATGAATTTCCTACAGAATTTGAGTATTTTGACAATATGAGGTTATCACAAGACTTTGGATTTAACCATGCAAATGTAGTACTTAGAATTGGCTTTAAGGATGGAGAATTATATATATGTAATGAAATATATGTACATGAAATGGATACTTCAGAAATCATAAAGATTGCAAATAGTAGAGGTTTAGAAAAGACTCTATTTATGTACTGTGATAGTGCTGAACCAGATAGAATTAAGATGTGGAAGAGTGCAGGATATAAAGCTAAAGGAGTTAAAAAAGGACCAGGAAGTGTTAAAGCTCAAATAGATTATTTGAAACAATTAAGAATACATGTACATCCTAGCTGCACTAATACCATAAAAGAAATACAACAATGGAAATGGAAACAAGATGAAAGAACTGGATTATATCTTGATGAACCAGTTGAGTTTATGGATGATGCAATGGCTGCGCTTAGATATTCTATAGATAATAAGCTTAAAAATAATGGAATAAGCTTCTTAAAGTAAAGGAGGTGTTAAATATTTATATAAGTGAAACAGATTTAATAAAAGTTCAGTTAAAAAAAGAGAGCACCTTTAACCTAGTAAAAGTCATAGAACACTACATCTTAAAGCATAGGCCAGAAAAATATAAACAAGGAGAAGAATACTATTATGGTAATACTGATGTAAACAATAAGAGAAGATATTATCTCTTAGATGGAGCTAAGGTTGATGATTTTACTAAGGTTAATAATAAAGCAATTAACAACTACCATAAGCTTTTAGTTGACCAAAAAGTGGGCTATAGTGTTGGAAATCCAATCGTATTTAATGCAGATGATGATAATCTCACTAAGCTTTTAAATGACTTACTAGGAGAAGAGTTTGACGATACAATAACAGAACTATATCTCAATGCTAGTAATAAAGGGGTTGAATGGTTACATCCATATATTAATAGAAAAGGTGAGTTTAAATATGTAATAATTCCAGCTGAAGAAGCAATTCCTATTTGGGATAGTAAAAGACAGAGGGAATTAGTTGCATTTATTAGGTTTTATTATATTGAAGATATAGATGGAAATAAAATAAAAAGAGTTGAGTACTACACAGAAAATGATGTAACTTACTTTGTTGAAAGAGGTAATAGTTTTGTTCAAGAATTTTTATATGATGAATATGGAAAAATGACTGATATACAAGAAGGTCATTTTAGAATAAATAACAAAGAACAGGGTTGGGGTAAAGTTCCATTTATACCTTTTAAAAATAATGAAAAGTGTGTCTCAGATTTAACTTTCTATAAATCATTAATAGATATATATGACAATAATATTTCTACACTAGCAGATAACTTAGATGAAATACAAGAGGTTATTTATGTATTAAAAGAATATCCAGGAACAAGTCTACAAGAGTTTATAGATAATATAAGATACTATAAATCAATTAAAGTAGATGGTGGAGGTGGAGTTGATAAACTAGAGATAAATATACCAGTTGAAGCTAAAAAGGAGCTTCTTGATAGATTGGAAAAGAATATAATTATCTTTGGTCAAGGAGTTAATCCAGAATCTCAAAACACAGGTGACAAATCGGGTGTAGCACTTAAATTTTTATATTCACTACTTGACTTAAAATGTTCTAAGACTGAAAAGAAGTTTAAAAAAGCAATTAGAGAGCTTTTATGGTTTGTGTGTGAGTATTTAAAGATAAGTGGTAGTAAGAGCTATGATTATAAAACAGTTCAAATTACTTTTAATCACTCTATGATAATAAATGAAGCTGAAAAGATAGATATGGCAGCTAAATCAACTGGAATTGTATCAGATGAAACTATTGTTTCTAACCATCCTTGGGTCGAGGATGTTAATGACGAACTTGAGAGACTTAAAAAACAGGAAGATACTCAAAAAGAGTATGATGATTTAATTCCTAATAATCAAGATGGTGTTATAGATGAAACATAAAGATTATTGGAGGAAGAGATTTGAACAATTAGAAGAAGCTCAGAATAATAAAAGTATAAAATATTATCTTGAATTAGAAAAACAATATAAACTAGCAATGTCTAATATAGAAAGAGATATACTTATATGGTATAACAGATTCACTGAAAATGAGGGAATATCTTTATTGGAAGCTAAGAAACTGCTAAATACAAGAGAACTAGAAGAGTTTAAATGGAGTGTAGAAGAATATATTAAATATGGTAAAGAAAATGCTATAAATCAAAAGTGGATGAAAGAGTTAGAAAATGCTAGTGCAAGAGTTCATATAACAAGGCTTGAAGCTTTAAAACTGCAAATACAGCAACAAGTAGAAGTTTTATATGGAAATGAACTTGATGGTATTGATAAACTAATGAGAGATATTTATACAAGTGGATACTATCATACAGCTTTTAATGTTCAACAAGGAGTAAACGTTGGTTGGAGTTTAATGAGTCTTGATACTAACAGAATAAATAAAGTTATTTCTAAGCCTTGGACTAGTGATGGATTAAACTTCAGTGAAAGGATTTGGGGTAAGCATAGACCTGCTTTAGTAAATGAATTACATACTAAGCTAACTCAATCAATTATTAGAGGTGAAAATCCAAAGAAGCTAGTAAATGACTTTGCTAAGAGATTTAAGGTATCTAAGTCACAAGCTAAGAACTTAATAATGACTGAATCAGCTTTCTTTGCATCAGCTTCAAGAAAAGATTGTTTTAATGATTTAGATGTAGAGAAATATGAGATTATTGCTACATTAGATTTAAGAACTTCAAATATATGCAGAGAGTTAGATGGAAAAATATTTGATATGAAAGATTATCAAGTTGGAATAACAGCTCCACCATTTCATTGTCGTTGTAGGACAACAACAGCTCCTTGGTTCGAGGATGAAGAAGGCTATAGAGCAGCAAGAGGAGAAGATGGAAAAACATATTATGTACCATCTAGTATGAAGTATAATGAGTGGTATGAGAAGTATGTTAAAAATAATAGTAAACAAACTGGTGCAAAATATACTAAAGGTGATATCGAGTGGAATATAAGAAGAGAAGAAGAAGCAGAACTATATTACGATAATATTAGAAATAGAAAAGATGATATTTCCAAAATATCAAAGAATACAAATTGGTCAGAAAAAAGTATAGGTCAAATTAAAAATCATATTTTCTACAATACTCATATAATGAGAGATGGAACTAGACGTATGTTGGATTCTGACTATAGTATGTCAGTTGCTTGGCAAAGACTTATAAATGGTACATACGAAGATATTGATATTCTCTTATTAAAACATGAATACCTTGAAAGTATATTTGAGAAAAAGTATAATATAAGTAACTTAGAAGCCCATAGAATGACTGAGAAAAAGCATGATTGGTATAAAGAATTAATTAAACAGAAAGGAGAGTTTGAAGAAGATGATTGTCTTAATGAACTTATTAGAAAAGAATAATGAATATGTTATATATAGTTATGGATATGAAGAAAATAAGCTTGATGGAAGAATAAAAATATATTTAGATGATTTTTATAATTATGAAATAATAAAAGAGTCAAAAGATGAACATATAAGTAAATCAGCAACGTTAAAAGCTATTTCTAAACTTATAAAAGCTGCTAAAAATAACGATTTGAAAAAAGAAATGAGTTATCAATGTTAGAAGCACTTACTGAACAATAAATTAGTAGGTGCTTTTATTATGTAAAAGTTTAAAAAAGTAGGTAATTTTAATGTAAATATTAACTCAAGTTATAGCTGTAGTTTGTGTAGTACAAATCTTTATTAATTGTATTGCTAATGTCAATGTATGTATTCTTTGCAATAAATTAAAAGAAAAAATGAAGCTAATATAGATAAAGTTTCTGATGAAATTCTAAAGAAAGTAGGAGAAGAATTAAATAAATCACTAGACAAAAGTCTTTAAAGACTTTTTTTATTGTGTAAAAAATGAAAGGAGATATTTAAAAGATGGATTGGTTAAAAGAATTGCTAGAAGGAATAAAAATAGAAAATAACAAAATTGATGTAGTTTCTCTTCAAAAATCTATAGAAAAGAAAATAAAAGAGACTACAATTACTCAAGAAGATTATACAAATCTTGAAACACAACTTAATACAGCTAATGAAGCTATTAAAAAGTTTGAAGGAGGTATGACAAAAGAAGATGTAGAGAATCTAAAAACAGCTTATGAAACTGATAAGAAAACTTTGGAAGAAACCTACAAAAAAGAAATTGAAGAAAAGGACTTTAATTACTGGTTAAATGATGCTTTTAAGTCTATTAAATGTAGGGATGAAATAGCGTTAAAAGCTCATTTAGATATAGAAGCACTAAGAAATAGTAAAGATAGACAAAAAGCTTTTGAAGAGCAAATAAATCCTTTGAAACAGGATAAAGATTATTTGTTTAATGCAACACTAGAAGGTGAAGAGCCTAAAATAGATACTATAACACCAGGGCAAGAGCCTAAGATAAATGATTTTGGTTTTAATTTTACTGGGGTAAGACCTCATGAAAATAATAATAAATAGGAGGAAATAAAATGGCAGCACTAAATTATGCAAAAGAATATTCAAATGTTTTAGCACAAGCATATCCTTATACTTTAAACTTCGGGGATTTGTATGCAACACCAAATAATGGAAGATATAGATGGACTGGTTCTAAAACAATAGAAATACCAACTATATCTACAACTGGAAGAGTAGATTCAAACAGAGATACAATAGCAGTAGCTCAAAGAAACTATGATAATGCTTGGGAACCTAAGGTATTAACTAATCAAAGGAAATGGTCAACATTGGTTCATCCAGCAGATATAAACCAAACTAATTATGTGGCTTCAATAGGCAATATAACAAAAGTATATAATGAGGAACAAAAGTTTCCAGAGATGGATGCTTACTGTATATCTAAAATATATGCTGATTGGACCGCATTAGGTAACACAGCAGATACAACTGTTCTTACAACAACAAACGTATTAGAAGTATTTGATAAGTTAATGGAAAAAATGACAGAAGCTAGAGTACCTGAAAATGGAAGAATATTGTATGTTACTCCAGTAGTAAATACACTTATCAAAAATGCAAAAGAGATACAAAGAACAGTAAATATAAAGGATGCAGGAACTTCTCTTAATCGTCAAACAACTGATATTGATACAGTTAAAATAATTAAAGTTCCATCTAACCTCATGAAAACTGCATATGATTTTACAACTGGATGGAAAGTAGGAGCAGGAGCTAAACAAATCTTTATGTCCTTAGTTCACCCAAGTGCAATAATTACACCTGTTTCTTATCAGTTCTCTAAGTTAGACGAACCAACAGCAGTTACAGAGGGAAAATACTTCTACTTTGAAGAAAGTTTTGAGGATGTATTTATATTAAATAAAAAAGCTGATGCAATACAATTTGTTGTTGAAGGAGCTGGAGCATAATGGCACAAGTAAGGAAATTAAATAGAATATTAACCATAGAAGAGTGTAAAATAGATGATTTCTTAGAGATGGGATATGATTTGATAGATGAAACTGGTAAGGTAGTAAGGTATGGCAAGTCATTAAATGTAAAAGATTTAATAGCTGAAAATAATATTTTAAGGTCAAAAGTTGAGTCTTTAGAAGAAGAAAATAAGCAGCTTAAAGAGAAAAATAAGCTTACTAAAAAGTAGGTGAAAATTATGGAAAATAATCTGATTGGTGAAATAGAAAAAAGACTTGAAAGTCTTGGATATATATTAAAAGATGGAGATAAGTGGTTAATAGGTTTTGTAAGAGAAAAAATAGAAAATATTATTAAACTAGATTGTAATATAAAAACTATGCCAATTGAATTGAAAGAAATTGAAGTTGATATGATAGTTGGAGAGTTCTTATTTACCAAGAAAAATATGGGTCAATTAGATATAGAAAGCATTAACTTTGAAGCTGTAGAAAAGTCTATATCAGAAGGTGATACAAAGGTAGATTTTGCTATAGGAAGTGGTTCTCAAACACCAGAACAACGCTTTGATAGCTTAATAGCTTATCTTACTACTTATGGTAAGAATAATATATTAACCTTTAGGTGCTTAAGATGGTAAGTAAAACTAGAAAAGCAATAGAAATGTTATATAGAGATAAATGTACTATAGTTGAGTATCAGCCAATTAAAGACCCTGTAACAAAACGAACTAACAATAAAGAAGTGATTGTATTAGAAAATCAACCATGTAAACTTTCATATAAAAATATAGTTTCTGCTACAGAAGGGAAAGTAGCTAAGCTAGAGCAAACTATTAAACTCTTTATATCTCCAGATATAGAAATTAAAGCAGGTTCAAAACTTATTATAAATGATAAAGAGTATGTAAGAAGTGGAGAATCAGCTATATATCCAAATCATCAAGAAATAATACTTGAGTTATTTAAGGATAAAGCATAATGGCTAGATGGGGCAGTGTTGATTTTAGAGAGTTTAAAAGAGTTTGTAAAAAGATGGAGGAGCTTACAAAGATTGATTTAGATAAGTTTTGCAAGGATGCAGCAAGAGAATTAGCAGCACGATTACTTGGGAAAGTAATTAGAAGAACACCAGTTGATACAGGATTCTTACGACAAGGATGGAATGGAGTGGCTTATGCTAGGTCGCTTCCTGTGTATAAACAAGGAAATAATTATATTATAGAAGTTGTTAATCCGACTGAATATGCAAGTTATGTAAATTTCGGGCATAGAACTAAAGATGGTAAGGGATGGGTTAAAGGACAACATTTCTTAACTATTTCAGAAATGGAACTACAAAGTCAAGTTGATAAGATAATAGAGAAAAAACTATTAATATTGCTTAAAGGAGTGTTTGATGCTTAATAATATTATAGATGGAATATCAGTAAAGTTAGATAAATCGTTTGGAGAAAAATATACAATTTATAGCGAAGATGTGGAGCAAGGTATTAATGAACCTTGTTTTTTTATTGTTCCTTTAAATCCAAGCAAGACACCATATCCAAGCGGGAGAGAATTAAAGAAAAATTCTTTTGATGTACATTATTTCCCTCATTCAGAAGATAAGAATTTTGAAATAAATGAGATAGCTGAGATGCTACTGGAGGAATTAGAGTATATAGAAATTGATGGAGATTTAGTCAGAGGTACAAATATGAATTTTGAAATTATAGACAATGTTCTTCACTTCTTTGTTGATTATAACTATTTTACTATAAAAAATAATGATACCAATAAGATGGATACAGTAGAGTTATTCGGTGGTTTGAAGAGAGGTGATAATTTTGAGTAAAGCATTAAGCAAAGAAGATAACTACAAGTTTACTAAGGAGCAGATAGTTAATTCTAAGAAGTATATAAATAGAAAAGACTTATTAAATGCAATTTTAAAAGAGAATGAGTTATATTCCTTCTCAGAGGTAGAGGAAATAATAAATAGCTTTATGAAAGGAGTGAGTTAATTTGGCGTTAGGTGGAGGAACATTTATAACACAGAATAAAATATTACCAGGTAGCTATATAAATTTTATCTCAGCTAAGAGGGCAACCAGTTCATTATCGGATAGAGGTATTGTTGCAATACCTTTAGAGTTAGATTGGGGCATAGATGAAGACGTATTTCAAGTAACCAGTGATGATTTTGAGAAGTATTCAGTGAAGTATTTTGGATATGATTATACTCATGAGAAGCTGAAAGGTTTGAGAGATTTATTCAAAAATATAAGGTTGGGATATTTTTATAAATTAAATAAAGGCGTTAAAGCCAGTTGTACTATAGCCACAGCAAAATATAGTGGTATCAGAGGAAATGACTTAAAAGTAACAGTTACAACAAATATAGATGATAATGCTAAGTTTGATGTTGTAACACTTTTAGATAATAAGAAGGTAGATACTCAAATAGCAAAGGTTATTACAGACTTACAAGACAATGACTATATCACTTGGAAGAAGGATGCAACACTAGAAGCAAGTGCAGGACTTGTATTTACTGGTGGAACTAATGGCGAAGCTGTGACAGGAGCAGAGTACCAAGCTTTCTTGGATAAAATAGAAAGCTATAGCTTTAATGCTTTAGGATGTTTGGCTACAACAACAGAAATTAAAAGTTTATTTGTAGAATTTACAAAGAGAATGAGAGATAAGGTAGGAGCTAAGTTTCAAACAGTACTATATAAGAAAAGTGATGCAGATTATGAAGGTGTAGTGTCTGTAGAAAATAAGATTAAAGATATTGGATTAGTAGAATCTAGTTTAATTTATTGGGCGGCTGGAGCTATAGCAGGATGCGATATAAATAAATCTAATACTAATAAAAAGTATGATGGTGAGTTTGATGTTGATGTTAATTATACACAAATACAACTTGAAGAAGCTTTAAAAACTGGTAAATTTATATTCCACAAGGTGGGAGATGAAGTTCATGTGTTAGAGGATATAAATACTTTTGTATCATTTACAGATGATAAAAATGACGATTTTTCAAGTAACCAAAGTGTTAGAGTACTTGACCAAATTGCTAATGATATTGCAACTTTATTTAATGAAAAGTATTTAGGTAAAGTTCCGAATGATAAGGCAGGAAGAATAAGTTTCTGGAATGATGTTGTTAAACACCATAAAGAATTAGAGAATATAAGGGCAATAGAAGATTTTAAAACTGATGATGTTAGTGTAGAGCTTGGAAATGATAAGAAAACTGTCATAGTATCTGATGCTGTTAAGGTTATAAATGCTATGAGTAAGCTTTATATGACAGTTTCAGTTAGTTAGAGAGGGGAGTGATAATATGGCTCAAACAATAAATGCTAAAGATACAGTTAGTGCAAAGAAAGCTGAATGTTTTATAACTATAGAAGGCAAAAGATATAATTTTATGCAAGCTATAGATTTAGAGGCTAAAATGGAAAAAAATAAAAGTGAAGTTCCAATTCTAGGAAGAACAACAAAGGGAAATAAAACAACTGGGAGTACAAATACTGGAAGTGCAACATTTCATTATAATACTTCTATTTTTAGAGAATTACTTTACAGATATAAAGAAACTGGTGAGGATATTTATTTTGACATACAAGTTACAAATGAAGACCCTACATCTGCTGTAGGAAGACAGACAGTAGTACTTAAAGATTGTAATATGGACAGTGGAATAATTACTAAATTTGATGCTGATGGTGAGTATTTAGATGAAGATATGGATTTCACTTTTGAGGATTGGGAATTAGTAGAAAAATTTAATTTATTGGCAGGAATGGAGTAAAATACACATTTATAAATTATATATGTGTATTTTTTATATGAAAAATTAAAATAAAAGGAGATTAGAATAATATGAGTAATTTAAGTGCTTTTTTAAGTCAAAATGCAATAAAGGTTGATAATGTAAAATATGTAGCGAGTAACAGATTTTTAGATAAAGAAGGGAAACCAGTTGAATGGGAATTAAAAGTTTTATCATCTGAAGAAGACGAAGCACTAAGAAGAAAGTGTACTAAAAGAGTAAAAGTGATTGGTAACAATGGTAAGCATACTGGACAATATACAAGTGAAATTGACTACAATAGTTATGTAGCTGAATTATGTGTAGCATCTACAGTATTTCCAGATTTAAAGGATGCCGAACTCCAAAATAGTTATGGAGTAATGGGAGAAGCTCAGTTATTAAAGACAATGCTTACAGCAGGTGAGTATGTCAATTATACAGTAAAAGTGAATGAAGTCAATGGATTTGATACATCTTTTGAGGATAAAGTAGAAGAAGCAAAAAACTAATCAGAGGTGGCGATTTTGATGCTAGCATCACTCATTATTGTATTCAAAAATTAAAGTGGAAGCCAAGTGAATATATGAATTTAGAAGTTAATGAGAGAGCGTTAGCAGCCGCCTCAATACTTATAAAGATAGAAGATGAAGAGGAAGCAATGAAAGAAGCTGAAAGAGAGAGAAAGAGGGGACGAAGAAGATAGCAAAATAAAAAAATAAATATAGAATAGGTAAAATATGTAATAATTATATGTTATAATATTTTTAGCAAGAAGATGTAATCTACAATTTATAGAGTGGAGTTCATACTGAGATAAAACCTACTTCCTAATGAAAGGAGGTGGGAAGTATGAATAACTTTTTACTTAATGTAATAGCTGGCGTTATTGCTAGTTTAATATTTTGCTTAATTTGTAAAGTATTTCTAAAAGTAAAAAGCCACTCAACTCGTGGCAAGAGTAAAAGTGGCTGGGAATTTGATTTTAAAATCAAGTTCCATAAGTTCAAATAGATTCATTTAATTATGAACTTCACTCTACCGCAAAATAGATTGTAGTTCTTCTTGCTTTTATTATACCACAAATTAGAAAAAATATTGTTTATATAAAATAAAAAATAAAAATTTTTATTAAAAAATTGAAAACTTGATTATAAAGCAATTAATTTATAAAATATATATAAATAAGTAGGTATTTATTTACTTGAATTTCATTGTTTATATAAAAAAAATGGAAAAATATGTAATAATTATATGTTATAATAATTGTAGCAAGGATAATAATCGAAAGTGCGAAGGGTGATTATTTTCATATTAAACGCCAAATTCCAAATAAGGAAGGAGGTGAAATTATATGATAGTTTTTTTATTAAGCATACTAGCTGGTGTTATATCAGCTTATATTTATGACAAAATAAAAAATCACCCAGACGCCAATAAGGGTGATTTAAAAAAATAATATTTTCACTTAACAACTGAAAATAATCACTCTTTGTAGGAGTAAATTATTTCCTTGCTTTTATTATACCACAAATTGGTACAGATATTCAAAAATAATATTTTTATGATATAATAAAAATGTAGAGATTTTGCAGTGAGCGATATTTGTTACAAAATATGGCTTAACACTTGAAATCTAAGATGTTGAGGGTGTGTGATAAATGTTATCAATTGCACTACTCATGGTTCACTGCAAATTTGAGAGAGATGCGTATGTGTAGGTATTGGAAATGCCAAGTTTATTTTGGGGTTTTAGATTAACTATATGGAATGTAAATTTATCTGCGTCTTCTGAAATAGCATACTCTTCAAGAGGTTTTAGATTAACTATATGGAATGTAAATGTTGTAAGAAGTATCATTCTATTTTTTAATCTTTCTGTTTTAGATTAACTATATGGAATGTAAATCTTATTTATAGTTGGGAAAATGGTTATAAATGTGGTACGTTTTAGATTAACTATATGGAATGTAAAGCAACAAGAACAACAGTTGATTTTACCTTTTCTAGCCAACGTTTTATATTAACTATGTGGAGAAAAACTAAATAAACAAAGAAAGCACTTACAAATATGTAGGTGCTTTTGTTTTACCTTATATTGGAAATTTGTATAAAGATAAATTATAATGATTATATAGATATTTATGAGGGGGATTACGCTATGGGATTATTCAAAAAGAAGGAAAAAGAAAAAGGCATTTGTATAATTTGTGGTAATGAAGGAAATGCTTTAAAAACTGTAGATAATGAGTTTTTATGTGATGAATGTTTTGAAAAATGCAGAGGTGAAATAGCTGTTCTTGGTAAAGGACTAAAAAAACTGACAAGTAAGGAAGTTATGAATGCTGTAGAGTTATGTAGAGATAATTTTGGAAATTTTGTTAAAAACACATTAATACAAATTGTATATTTAGGAGGACATCCTTTATTTAATAGAGAAGAAATGATTTGTCTTTTAATTAGAAGTGACAAGATAGTTGTTAAAGCTTTTGGAACAGGACCTGTACCTATAGTAGATGTATTTGAAGTTTCATATTCAGATATAAAAAGTGTTTCTATTGAAAAAGAAGAAGAGGTTATTAGAAGATATACAGCAACTAGAATAGCTTTATTTGGTCCATTTGCTCTTGCAATGCAAAAAGCAGAGCTTAATAAAAAAGAATATTTGATAATTGAATGTAATGATTTTATATTGTCTTTTGATAAAAATGATGAAGCTTTAGCAACTGTATATAAGAATTTAATTGAATATAGAAAAAATAATGGAATTGGAAATGTTAGTGAAAGTGAAGTTGAAAAAAATAAGATAACTAATCCATTAGAACAAATAAAAACATTAAAAGAACTATTGGATATGGATGCTATCACGCAAGAAGAATTTGATGTTAAGAAAAAAGAATTATTAAATTTATAATATAGTAAAAATATATATTTTATATTCACTTAGTACGAATTTAGTACTGAACACTACTTTATATTAATTAAACTACATATAAATAAATTCAAAGCCATGAAATTCGTGGATTAGAAATTTTATTCTATACTAACTATCAAAATTAAATAAACATAGTAAGCACTTACAAATATGTAGGTGCTTTTGTTTTGCTCAAATTGGTCGGTCGAGTAAAATAGTTAGAAAAAATTGGGATAAGTTATTGACTTTTTGGAACACAAATAATATAATTATATTATGGAACACAAAAAGTGAGGTGAAACAATGAGTTCTAAAATGGGAAGACCAAAAGTTGATAATCCTAAAAATATTGATGTCAAAGTAAGATTTGATGAAAATACTCATAAAAAATTATTAGATTATTGTGAGAAAGAAAATCTTACTAGAACAGAAGCAATAAGAAAAGGAGTAGACTTACTTTTGGAGGAAGATAGATAAAAAAGTAGCCCAACGCCGACCAAAGCATACTGGACTACTTAACCTAGAGTTATCTCTATATGAAATATTCTATCATGTAAAGATAACTCTTTCAAGATAATAAATCGAAAGGGTGATTTTTGTATGAATAATGAACTGATGAATTTTGAAAATAATGAATTAGGAATAAAAATAAGAACTATTAAATATGAAGATGGAAGTATAGGAATTAATGCAGAGGATACAGCTGTAGGGTTTGGATGGTGTAAAATTGAAAATAAAAATGGAAAAGAGTACAAATCAGTAAGATGGGAAAGAATGAATGAATTTTGTATAGAATTTGGTTTCGACCACAAGTGGGCGAAAGATGATTATATACCAGAATCACTATTTTACATGTTAGGAATGAAAGCTAAAAATGAAATAGCAGTAAAATTTCAAACATGGTTAGCAGTAGATGTACTACCATCAATAAGACAAACTGGTGCATACATAACTAACAATGCTAATCCCAAAAAACTAAGAGAAAAAGCAAGTGAGATTGAAAAGTTACAGTTAGCTTACAATAGTACATCTATGTTAAAAGAACTATTAGATGGTGCAGGCTTTGATAATAAATCAAAACTATTAACAGCAAAGACATTATATAAAAAGGCAGGCATTGATTTACCTATAGAAATTGAAGAAGAGGAATCTTTCTTTGACACAAAACAAATAGCATCTAAACTGAAAATATATTCTAAGAGTAATAAACCAGCACAGTTGGCTGTTTGTGAGATTATTAAAAAGATAAAATTAGAAGAAAATGAAGTAAAAGGAGTTTGGGAAACGAATGGTTCTTGGACTGGTACTGTAAATAAATATACAAAGAGTGTAATAGATAAGGTTAGAACTTGGATAGAGGAGAATAATAGACCAGCTAAGATTGAAGGTGAAAAGAAGAATTTTCATGTAGTGTATAAGATTGAGTAAATTTGATTGTATTAAATAGTTTAGTTTATTTTTGGGGGGATTAATACAATGTATGAGAATTTACTTAAGGAGTACAATTTAAAAACTGATGAAGATGTAGAATACTTTGTAAAGTTTGCTACATTATTACATAAATTAAAACAGGACAATGAAGAAAAATTTCAAGAGTATGCAGAGATATTGAGAGGTATTCTTAGAGAACAAGAAGAGAGAAAAAATAAGTAAATAAATAGATAAAGCACTTGGATATTATGATGTTTCAGGTGCTTTGTTTGTAAAAAAATGGTATAATGGAAATAGAGAATTATATTAACAATGTGGTATGTAAATAATGAATTTTGAGAATCTACATAGGATTGAACTACTAATTTTATATTAACTATGTGGTATGTAAATACTAAATTAGAGGTCGAGAAGGCTATTGAATCAAAAGGTTTTATATTAACTATGTGGTATGTAAATTACACATTTTCTCAAATTTGGACTTCAATTAAAAATGTTTTATATTAACTATGTGGACTTAAAATTAAAAATAATCAAAAACACTTACTTGAATAGTAGGTGTTTTTTTATTGAAAGGATGTGATTATAATGTAAAAATTTTACTTATATAGTATAATAATCTTATAAAATTATTGTGCTAGGGGGATTTGTTATGTTTTGTTCGAATTGTGGTGCAGAAATCACAGGCGTAGGCAAGTTTTGTTCAAGTTGTGGGGTTGCTGTAGAAACTGAAATTATTGAAGATAATAATATTAAATCAAATGACCTAATCGTTGATGCAAATGGAATAGAAATAAATATGACTGAAATTTATAGAAAATATAGAAAAGAAAAAGTAAATGCAATAAAAAATGTAATGGAAATAAGTGGTTTGAATATAAAGGAAGCAAAAAAAATAGTGGATTCTTCCTTTGAAGAGTTAAAAATCAATTTTATTGATGATACTATGAGCAATTCAGAAAAGGAAAAAATAATAAATACTCAAAATAGAAAAAATAATATTGAAAAAGCTCAACAAGAATCAGTTGCTTGTTGTCCTAAATGTGGTTCAACATCTCTATCAGCTCAGAAAAAAGGGTTTGGTATAGGAAAAGCTGTAGCAGGGGCGACTATAGCAGGAGGTATTGGTCTAGTAGCAGGCAACTTAGGAGCAAAGAAAGTTAGAGTAACATGTTTGAACTGTGGCAAACAATTTTGGGCAGGCAAAAAATAGATGTATTCATAATAAAAACACTTACTAATTTAGTAAGTGTTTTTATTATCTAAATTAACAGAAAGGAGGTTAAAAATGGCAACTATACAAACATCTATCCGAATTTTCGACGGAATGACACCTGCTTTTAGACACATGACTAATGCTATGAATATTGTATTAAGTTCATTCGAGCAATTACAAAGAACATCTAGCAATGCTATAGATGCTAATAGTATTAGAACAGCTAGAGAAGAACTAGCACGTGCAGAAGCTGGGTTTGATAGATTAGAACAACAAATAAGAGAAGCTGATGAACAACAAAAAAGATTTAATGATGATATTAGAAAAGGAGCAAGTAGTACAGATAAGTTAGTAGAAAATGCTAAAAGATTAGTAGCAACTTATATTGGATTGAGAAGTGTTGGTGGTTTGATTAATTTAAGTGACCAAATGACGAGTACTAATGCGAGACTAGCTATGATAAATGACGGGCAACAATCTGATGGAGGACTCAACAAAATGATATTTCAATCAGCGGAAAGAGCAAGAGCATCTTATTTAGATACTGCAAAAATTGTAAGCAGAGTGGGCATGAATGCAGGCAAAGCATTTAGTAGTACAAAAGAAATAGTAGCATTCGCGGAACAACTTAACAAGAAATTTGTAATTGCAGGAGCAACAACAGAAGAAACTAATTCAGCACTTTTACAACTTACACAAGGTTTAGGAAGTGGTGTGTTAAGAGGCGAGGAACTAAATGCTGTGTTTGAGTCAGCACCTAATATTATTCAGTCTATTGCCGACTATCTCGAGGTCGATATAGGGAAGATAAGAGGTATGGCAAGTGAAGGAATGTTAACAGCAGATATTGTAAAAAACTCATTACTTGCAGCAGCAGAGCAGACCAATGCAGAGTTTGAAAAAATGCCTTACACATTTTCTCAAATTTGGACTTCAATTAAAAATAATGCAATCATGATATTTGGTGTTATACAGAAAAAAATAGAACAAGCTATGTCTAGTAGGGGTTTTCGAACCTTTATAGATAATTTTATAGATTCGTTATATGTTTTAGGAGCAGTTGCATTTAGTATTTTTAATGGAATTATAAATATATTAGGAAGTCCATTTTTTCAAGCATTTGTAAATGCTATTATTGTAGGTGTTAGTCTGATAGTGCAAGTGCTTGGCTGGGTAATAACACAAGCATTAAATATTACTAATGTATTTGCTCAGAACTGGAGTATTATTGCACCAATAGTACTTGGAGTTGCAGCTGCTATGTTAGTATATAACAATGCACTATTACTTAGTATAGCTAATAAAGTAAAAGATATTGCGTTATCTGCTAAAACTTTAGCGATGAATTTTGCTCATATAATAGCAGAGTCTTATAGAGCAGCAGCATTAGTAGCAAGCACAATTGCACAGGACGGATTGAACGCAGCAATGGCAGCTTGCCCTATCACTCGGATTTTATATGGAATTATAGCCATAGTTGTTGCCTTTTTTGTAGCTATAGCTGTAATAAATAAATTCGCAGGAACATCTTATTCAGCAATTGGAATTGTTGCAGGAGCATTATCGGGTTTAACAGCATTTATTATAAATAGTGTATTTTTCTGGATTAATGTTTTTATATCATTTGCTGAGTTTTTTACAAATGTATTAGACCATCCAGTTTATTCAGTAAAAAAACTCTTTTTTAATTTAGCAACAGCAGTACTAAATAATTTTATATCTATGTCGCAAGGATGTGATGAATTTGCTACTAATCTAGCTAATAGCATAATCGATGGAATTAATGGAGCATTAAAAGCTTGGAATAAATTCGTGGATGTCTTGAATAAATTCGGAGGGATTGGAGATAAATTGGGACTTGGAAAAGCTGATATGGTTGGTCATACAAAGTCTATTACAAGTACACTACAAAAAGCTAAAGGTGATTTAAATAAGTGGCTTGGAGCAGAGCCAAAAGGTTATAAATCGTTTAAGCAACTAGAATACAAAAATGTTGGGGATTGGGCTAAAAACGGATATGCATTTGGTCAAAACTTAGAAAATAAAATAAAGGATGCTTTTGACATTAGCAAGATAGCCGAAAAAGCAAAAAAAGATTTAGGTCTAGATGACCTTTGGGATAAAAAATATGGTCTTGGTGATGGATTGGGTTCAGCTGGATTAAACTCACCTTTGGGCGATGCAGCAAAAGGAGCAAAGGACACAGCAGGAAATACAGCTAAAATGGCAAAGACTATGGATAAAAGTCAAGAAGACTTAAAATATCTTAGAGATATTGCAGAGCAAGAAACAATCAATCGATTCACAGGAGTCAACATAAAAATTGATATGAACAATACAAACAACATAAATAGTGAGGCAGATGTCGACGGCATAGTAAATGTCTTAACGGAAAAACTGAATGATGCCATGGTTGTATCTGCTGAGGGAATAGTTTAGAAAGGAGAGTGAGAAAATGGCTTATGACTTTTATTTAGATGGAGTACAATTACCAATACCTCCGCCAAAGTTAGAGATTAAAGTTACAAATAAAAACAAGACAGTAGACCTAATAAACACTGGAGAAGTAAATATATTAAAAAAAGAAGGATTATCTGAAATAAGTTTTGAAGCAGAATTTACACATAATAAATTACCTTTTTGTAGAGGTCAATTTAGAGATGTTCAATTCTTTTTAAGTAAACTAGAATTACTAAAGACAGATTGTAAGCCATTTCAATTTATTGTATCTCGTGAGTTAGGTAACAAGGTCTTATTTAACACTAATATGAAAGTGTCATTAGAAGAATATAACATAGTAGAAGATGCAGAAAATGGCTCAGATGTTAAAGTAATAATAAAGTTAAAACAATATAGAGATTACTCAACTAAAAAGTTAGTTCTTGCCCCTCCTAAAAATGAGACTGGTAGACCTAATGTAAAGATAGAGCCAAAACGAGTTGATTCAGTCAATGCCCCAAGTGGTAAAACATACACAGTCAAGGCAGGAGATTCTCTTTGGTCAATCTGCCAGAAGCAACTTGGTAATGGTTCATTATATAAGAAGGTATATGAGTTAAATAAATCAATGATGGATAAAGCTAACAAGGGTAAAAAAGTACCTAAATATACTATTTACAAAGGGCAGGTGTTAAAACTTGGATGATGAATTAGTATTAGCAAATGATAGAGATGTAAGATTAGTAATAGCTCATTGGGAAGATTTCTACGAACCTGTAGTTTTGGATGGTATCACATGGGAAATAGAAAGACGAGGAACACCATCTAAACTTGAATTTACAATAGTCATGGATGATATATTAGAGTTTTGTGAAGGTAACTCTGTAAGACTATATTACAAAGGTGTAGGTATATTCTATGGATATATATTTCAGAAGAAAAGAGATAAAGAAAATCACATTAAAATTGTTGCTTACGACCAGTTAAGATATTTTAAGAACAAAGATACTTATGTGTATAGCAATAAAACAGCAAGTGAACTTGTAAAAATGTTGGCTAAAGATTTTAATTTAAAATACAATGTCATAGAAGATACTAAGTATAAACTATCTAGAGTCGAAGAAAATAAAACACTCTTTGACATGATACTAACAGCACTAGATGATACTCTAAGAGAGAAAAAAGAAATGTATACCTTGTATGATGATTTTGGAAGAATAACATTAAAGAATGTTGCATCAATGAAACTGGATACTGTCATGAACAATGATGTAATTGAGGACTTTGACTATAATTCAAGTATAGATAGTGATACTTATACAAAAATCAAACTTGTAAGAGACAACGAGGAGTCAGGAAAAAGAGATGTGTATATTGCTCAAGACTCTACACATATGAGGAGTTGGGGAATACTTCAAATGTTTGAGACAGTTGATAAAAATATGAATGAAGCAGAGATAAAACAAAAGTGTGATATACTTCTAAAACTATATAATAAGAAAACTAAGTCATTAAGTTTAAAAAATGCACTTGGAGATATTAGAGTGAGAGCAGGTTGTTTAGTACCTGTTTTTTTAAATCTAGGAGATATTAAACTTCAAAATTATATGCTAGTTGAGAAAGTAAAACATACTTTTGAAAATAACAGTCACTTTATGGATTTGACTCTTGTTGATGGAGATGAATTTGCTTCTTATTCTTCAAGCTCATATAGTAGTGGAAATACTAATAATAAAAATGAGAAACAAAATGGTCCTGCACAAAGTACTACAAGTAAAGAAGACAATGATATGATAAATAAATTAAATAAAGTATTTAAAAATAAGTTATCAAATACAGGAAATATATTTGTTAAATATTCTAATGCTTACAAAGTCAATGCAGCTTTAATGGCTGCTATTTCTATACATGAAACTGGTAATGGAAGTTCTTCACTTTGCAAAAATAAAAATAATTTCTTTGGTATGAAAGGGATGTCTTTTAGTTCTGTAGATGAAGGGATAAAAAAAGGTATTAGCAATTTATCAAGAAATTATATCCATACAGGAAGAAAAACATTAGAGCGTATTAGAGACAAATATGCACCTCTTTATGATAGCCCTCTTAATAAAGATTGGGTACCAGGAGTGGGCAAATTTTATAAACAAATAACAGGAAGTACCTATACTTCTAATAATGCAGGTACAGGAGTTGGAAGTAACGAAGAAGCAGAAAAGAATTTAAAAGATACAACTTATCAAGTTCAAAACAATAATTCTAATACATTAACAAACAATAATAGTAAAGTAAGTAAAGTTATTCAAGAAGCAAAAAATCAACTTGGTAAGCCATATGCTTGGGGAGGCAATGGTCCAAAGAGTTTTGACTGTTCTGGTTTAATGGTATGGGCATTTAAAAGAGGTGCAGGAATAAATCTACCTAGAGTTTCAGCAGACCAATCAAAAGATAGTAGAGGGAAACTATTATGCAACATAAATGATGTAAAAGCAGGCGATTTAGTATTCTTTAAAAACGAACAAGGAAAAGTACATCATGTTGGACTATATATAGGAAATGACCAATATATTCATGCTCCACAAACTGGTGATGTAGTAAAAATAAGTAGTTTAAGTGGTAGACAAAAGAAAAAGCATGATTTTGAAAGAGCTAGAAGATTCTTTTAAGTGAGGTGGTAATATGAGTCAAGAATTATTGCAAATAATTAAAAAAGCTGCAATGGATGCAGTAGAAACAAGTAATCCAATTCAAATTGCATTTGGAACTATAGAAAGTGTTAATCCTTTAGTAGTTAAGATAGAGCAAAAAGCCTCTTTTGAAGAATCTTTTCTAATACAAACAGATACATTCAAAAAATATACAGATAAAAAAATAGGAGATAAATTAGTCTTAATTCGTATGCAAGGAGGACAGCAATATTTGATTTTAGATAGGATGTGATAAGGTGTTACCAAGCGATAATTTAGATTATGACATTGAAGATGTATCGATAATTAATTTTGATGTTAGACAAGAACCAAGTAAGACGTTTAAATTGAATATAGAGAAAAATAGAGTAGATGGTATTTGTGATGATGTAGAAGCATTAAAACAAACCATTTTTTTAATTTTAAATACTGAAAGGTATGAGCATCTTATTTATTCTAGAAATTATGGTGTTGAATTAAATGATTTAATTGGAGAACCTATTTCATATGTAATACCAGAACTTGAAAGAAGGATAACAGAAGCACTAATTCAAGATGATAGGATTGAAAATATAGATAATTTTGAGTTTCAAAATATAAAGGGTAAAGTACAATGTAGATTTTCAGTTCATACAAAATATGGAAATATAAAAGCAGAGAAGGTGGTGAGTGTATAATTGTTTGAGTTAATGACATTTGAAAATATAATTAAAAGAATGTTAGATAGTGTACCAGATACTTTTGATAAAAGGGAAGGTTCTATAATATATAATGCTCTTGCTCCTGTTGCTATAGAACTTACAGAAACATACATTGCAATGGATGAATTACTAGACCAAACATTCGTAGATACTGCTAGTTATTATTACTTGGAGAAAAGATGTAAAGAACGAGGAATTACACCACTATCTGCAACTAATACCATTGCAAAAGGAGTGTTTAATATAGATATTCCACTTGATTCTAGGTTTAATCTAGGAGAATACAATTATATTGCAATTGAGAGAATATCTGAAAAAACATATAAAATGAAATGTGAAACTGCTGGACCTATATTTGAGTTAGGAAAACTAATACCTATTGAATATATAGATGGTCTTGAAACTACTGAACTAACTGAAATCTTGATAAATGGAGAAGATGAAGAATCTGAGGACAGTTTAAGACAAAGATATTATGATAGTTTAAATTCTCAATCTTTTGGGGGTAATATACAAAACTATAAGGATGAAGTTAATAAATTGCCTGACGTTGGGGGAGTTAAAGTATATCCAGTTTGGAACGGTGGAGGTACTGTTAAGTTAGTAATAATTAATTCAAATTTTAAAGTACCAAGTACTGATTTAGTTAATTTAGTTCAAGAAGAAATTGACCCAAATATGAAAGGAGAAGGTCTTGGATTAGCACCAATTGGACACCGAGTCACAGTTGAAGGAGTTACAAGTACAACTATAAATATATCAGCAGAGATAACATATAAGAGTGGATATACATGGGAGAATATAAAATCAATTGCAGAAGAAGCAATAGACGACTATTTAAATGAACTTAACATGAGTTGGGAAGATGAAGAAAACTTAATAGTCCGTATATCTCAAATTGAAACTAGATTACTTAGTATAGATGGAGTGTTAGATATTACAAACACAATGATAAATGAGGTTAAATCTAATCTAACAATAAATAGTAACAGTATAGTAGTGAGAGGTGAGGTAGTTGGATAAAGAGATTAATCTAATAAATTACTTACCACAAATTCTACAAGATAAAGAAGAATATATAAAAGTATTTAATGTAGAAAATAAAGAAATAAAAACACTACATGATAAATTAAAGGACCTATCAAATGACCAGTTTTTAGAGGACCTAACTATAAGTGGTATAAAAAGATGGGAAAAGATAATGTCTATAACTCCTAAAAGTAATGAGAGTTTAGAAGATAGAAGGTTTAGGATTTTTAGTAAATATATAAGTAAACTACCTTACTCAGAGAGATTTTTAAGGAACTGGCTAGATAATGTAGTTGGAGAAGGCAATTATGAGTTAACTATAAATAATGCTACTTATAATATACATCTTGAAAGTGATGCTAGAAATCAAGATTGGTTTGAGGAAGTTCATTCTTTTGTAAGTAATATTAAGCCATGTAATATGACTTTAGATTACACTAGAGTGCTTATAAGCAAAGACAATTATATGAATTTTGGTATAACAACCCTAATGGGTCAAGAAATAACTATATACCCTTGGAGTCCACCAGATATAGAAACTTATGGAGAAATTGATGTATTAACTGGCAATGGAGTTGGATACCAAGAGGTAACAATATTTTAGGAGGTGATATATTGGCTATAGATAAAAGTTATTACACTATAATTACAGATGTAGGAAAAGCAAAGATAGCAAATGCAAGTGTCACAGGTAATAAAGTGGGATTTGTAAAAATTCAACTTGGTGATGGAGGAGGGAGTGAATATACTCCAACTGAGAGTCAGACAGCTCTCAAAAATGTGGTATGGGAAGGCAATATCGGAAATACAACTACAGATGAAACTGCACCAAATTGTATAATATTAGAGAGTTTAATACCATCAAGTGTAGGCGGGTTTATGATAAGAGAAATAGGATATTTAGATGATGAAAATAATTTAATTGCCATTTCTAAATACAAAGAGTGTTATAAACCTTCTATAGAACAAGGTGCAGTGGTAGACATGAAGGTTAAAACTGTGCTTATTGTATCTAATGTAAATAATATAGAACTTAAAATTGACCCAACAATAATCTTTGCAACACTCAAAGATATACAAGACTTAGAAACTAAAATAGGTACTGTTAATACTAAAATTGATACAACTAAAACAGAATTAACAAGCAACATAGAAACTGCTAAAACAGAGTTAAATACTAAAATCGACCAATTAATCGCAGGTGGCTCAAATGTTGCATACACTCAAAGGGTCGCAATTGATGATTGGGTTGAGGATGCAGAAAGTGGATTCAAAGCAACTGTAACACATAGTTTATTAACACAGAGAATAGTTGTAAATATTATAGATGCTACTACAAAAGAAAATATAGTTCCAAATTTTAAAATAGTTGATGATAATTCAATTGAGATTAGAAGTGAAGTAAAAGTTGAGTTAAATGTCTATGTGATAAATGGAAATGCAGAAACTCATTTTATAAATGCAACTGTAGATGATAACAGAGTATCTGAAATGACTACTTATTCATCTAAGAAAATAGAGGACAGATTGGTTAATATAGAAGAAAAGGTAAATGGTGGTTTATCTAATATTGCAACAAGTGTAAATGAGTTGATAACTTATTGTTAGAGAGGAGAGTGAGAAAATGGCTACAGAATGGAATTTTGATTTTAAGGCAGAAGCACAACCAATTACTCTAAAAGCAGGTAAATATAAATTAGAGTGTTGGGGAGCTCATGGAAAGGTTTGGGATGGAGATTCTCAATCTAGTGGAGGATACTCTTATGGGGAACTTACATTAAAAAAAGAAACTACATTATATGTATATACAGGTGCTACTGGTTCTAGTAATAAATATGAAAAATTTACATTTAATGGAGGAGGACTTGGTGTTAATAGTGGAGGAGGTGGAGCAACTGATATAAGACTTGTCAATGGAGATTGGAATAATGAACAAGGTCTTTTGTCTAGGATAATTGTTGCTGGTGGTGGTGGAGGCGCATTTAGTAAAACTCCTGCTGGCAAAGGTGGTGGTTTTAAAGGCGGAAATAGTACTAATGATGATAACAGTTCGATGCTTATTGTACCTGGTGGTACACAATATGATGGAGGTAGAGGTTATTATGATGAATGGGATGGTGTTTTTGGTTGTGGTGGAGGTTCTATTCTTGGTTTAGAACGAGGTAAATACCCTTATAATTCAGGTGGAGGTGGATGGTTTGGTGGTGCAGGTGCTAGAAATACTTCAAGTGGTGGAGGTGGAAGTGGCTATGTATTAACTAAAGATAGCTATAAACCTGTTGGATATATACCTACATCTGAATATTGGTTAGAAAATGTTGGTAGTATTACTGGGGGTAATACTGCTAAAGTAAATGGTTATGCTAAGATAACATTACTGCAAGCATTACCAATTTTAACTATATCTTCTTATAATTCCACACAAGCAACATTTAAAGCAGACCACACAGACCCTACACTATTAACTAAAATAGAATATTTTATAGATGATGTACTAAAAGAAACTATAACAACAGATTTAACTCTTGAAAAAACAATTAACTATACATTAGAAGATAATGCTCTACACACACTTAAAATAGTCGTTACAGACAGTAATAATGCTACAGCTGAAAAAGTGTTAAGTATAAGTAAGAATATAATGCCACTGCCCGAAAATGTAAATTTGCAAGACATATCTTCTAAACTAATTGAAATTAATACAGGATTTAAAACTGGTAAAACAAGTATTATAAACACTTTAGCATTAAAGAATATAGAAGCAAGTTTAAATAATACACTTGTTGAGTTATCAGAGAAAATAAAAACAAGTTTTGATAGTTCAGACGCTAGTGTGCAGGAGTTGCAAAATAGGATAACAGAATTGACTAATCAGTTAAGTCAAAGGATTAAATATGCAACGGGTACTTATACTATACCAGATGGCACTAGTAGTTTAGTTGTTCCAACTAATTTAACTTTTGTGCCAAAGACTATTATAGTTAAAATATTTTCTGTAAAAGATGGTTCTAATCCTTCTAAAACTCTTAGTGCTTATCCTTGTATGACTGGTGTAAATCAAAATCTTAGATATGACAATGGTTCATATACTCGCGTTATTGGTAATGCGAGTATTAGAGATGTTACTGCTGACAGTTTTAAGATTGAACTTGGTAAAAGTGATTTTAACGCTGGGGTTGAGTTTCCTTTTACGTTTTATAGTAAAACTTTTAGATGGTATGCGTTAGATATAGAATTTTTAAATAATTAATAATATGAGGTGATGATATGAATAGAGGAAATAGAGTAATTTATAATCAAGACGGAAAGATATTACTCCAAACAGGAGAAGCAACAGGGGATATATTAGAGCATGATACAATAACAGAATTACATTATATTGATGTTGGATACGGAAATATAGACTATAGTAAACAGTATATAGAATCTATAAATCCAATAACAAAAGAACCTATTTTAAAAGATATTCCAATCTATTTAAGCGAAGAAGAAAAGAGAATACAAGAGTTAGAAAATCAATTACTAATTGCAGAAAATGAAAAAGTGGGAGGATTATTATAATGAATATAAATAATGTTGTAGTAAGAATATTAGCAGAGAGAATATTAAACAAAGGATTAAACCCTCTAAAAAATCGAGAATTTGAATTAGATGACGTAACTAACACAGAGTATAGAAAAGCAGTAGAGGATTATATAATTAAACAGAGTGGAGTAGTAGAAGGAATAGAACCAACAGCGTAGTAGGTTCTTTTTTTATTGAAAGAGGTGATTAAATGACTTTTAAGGAGTTAGTTAATAAAGTTAGAAATCTTGTATTAGAAGCAAAGAATGTAACTATAGAAGATACAGAAAGTAAATTTACAAGTGAAAATGTAGAAGGAGCATTGAAAGAATGTATAGATAGAGCAGATGAGGCTTTTCAAGAAGCCGATAGTGGAAAAACACTTTTATCAACTGCTATCGGCTCTCCTGCTACACCAGAACAAACATTTCAAGATTATGCGAACTATATTACAGGATTTAAGAGCAATATAAGCAATTTAGAAACTCAATTGAAAAGCAAATATTCTATTAGACATGGTCCCATTGATGGAGATGATAGGAATCCTTTTTCTGCTAATTTTGGCAAGAGTGCAAGTTACCTTATTGTCTATGTTTACTTTAGAAGAAATGTATATTATTATAATCCCAGTGGTAGTTCTTTAGGAAGTAGTACAGGAGGCTCTGAACGTGCCTGGATTACTATAGATAGCAATAAAACTGGTTTTTCAGTTCATTCATATGATACTAATTATGAGTCATATACTTTTACAGGTTATTATATTGCTTGTTTCGCATAATAAATTATATTATTAAAACTAGGAGGATGTATGGAAGAAATTAGCATAAATCTATTATGTGCAGTTGCAGGAGTTGTAATATCCTACTTAGCATTTAGAAATAGTTCAAACAGAAAGATACAAGATGATACAGAAACAACTACAAAATTAGAACAACAAATAACTTTTCTGTGTGAGAATGTAAGAGATATAAAGCATGATGTAGCAAAGTTTAATACAAGTTTCTTAGATATCAGTGAACGAGTTGCAAAAGTAGAAGCAAGTACAAAACAAGCACATCTTAGAATTGATGAAATTATAAATAGAATTGGAGGAAAATAAAAGATGGATAATTTAATAAGTTTTATACCAGAGCAGTTACTAATTTTAGTAGCTGCTCTTTATGTTATAGGAGCAGGTTGCAAGAAATATAAGCAATTAGATAATAAATATATTCCAGTAGTGTTATTGATACTTGGTATAGGTTTCTCAATATGGATGCTAGGATTAAATCCTAACGCAGTCTTACAGGGAATAATTTGTTGGGGAATATCAATAGGTATAAATCAAACTTACAAACAATTAAAGGAGGAAAACAAATAATGAAAATAGGTATAAATTGTGGACATACAAAAACAGGACCAGGAAGTGGAGCTATAGGTAAAATAAATGAGTCAATAGAAACTAGGAATGTAGGATATAAAGTAATAGATAAATTAAAAAAACTAGGCAATAATGTAGTCGATTGTACTATAGATAAAGCGTCTACTCAATCAGAATGTTTATCTAAGATAACAGCACAAGCTAATAGACAAGATTTAGATTGGTTCATATCAATACATTTCAATGCAGGTGGTGGCAAAGGATGCGAAGTTTACACATATAAAGGTAAGCAGTATCAAGATGCTATAGATGTTTGTAAAAAAATTTCTGATTTAGGATTTACAAATCGAGGGGTAAAAGATGGAAGTGGATTATATGTAGTAAAGAAAACAAAAGCTAAAAGTATGCTAATAGAAGTATGTTTTGTAGACACCGAAGATGCGAATAAATATTTAGTATTAGGAGCTGATAAGTTAGCTACTGCAATAGTAGAAGCAATAACTAAACATGTTAGTTCAGCAGAAGAAAACAATTATAATAGATATAAACATACAATAGTGTATAGTGGTGATGATAAAGTATCAGCAGACATTTTAGGACTATACTATAAGAGAGAAAAAGAAAGTTACTTAGTAACAGATATAAAAGACTATAAACCACATAGAACACAAAATTTGTATGTAATTGGTGGAGTAACTTGTAATAAAATGAAAGAAATGAGTAAGACTACAGGAGAAAAATTTACTCAACTATATAGTAATGATGTATGGTCAACAATGGATAAAGCTATAGAATTTGTAAAAGAAAAATTATAAATTAAAAGACAACCTTTAAAAATTAATTGTTAATAAAACTAATAAAATTTTCAACTCAGAAGGAACATTATATGTTAACATTTTTAGATTTGTTTGCTGGCATTGGAGGTTTTAGGCTGGGAATGGAAAGAGCAGGACACAAATGCGTAGGCCATTGCGAATACGATAAATTTGCAAACTTAAGTTACAAAGCAATGCATAACCCAAAGGAGGATGAATGGTTTGAAAAAGACATTAGAGAAATTAGAGCAGAAAATATTCCCAAAGCAGATGTGTGGTGTTTTGGATTCCCATGTCAAGACATTAGCATTGCAGGGAACAAACTTGGATTCAAAGGAAGTCGTTCAAGTTTATTTTTCTCAGTTACAAAAATTATTAGAGAACTCAAAGAGGAAGATAGACCCAAGTACTTACTTATTGAAAACGTTAAAAATTTACTTAGTGTTAATAGAGGATTTGACTTTGCCAAACTTCTCATTGAGTTGGACGAAATCGGCTATGATGCAGAATGGCAAAATCTCAATTCTAAAAACTTCAGAGTTCCCCAAAATAGAGACAGAGTGTACATTATTGGACATCTTAGAGGCAGAAGTACAAGAAAAGTATTTCCTATCACAGGAACGAGTAGAAAAACTACTCTTAAGCAAATAAATAGTCCTAGCCATAGTTCAAATAGAATTTATGATTCAAGCGGATTATCAAAGTGTTTATTAAGTAAAGGTGGAAATAACACAGGTCTTTATAAAGTTGGTAATGTCAATCCTAGCGGAAATGGTATAGGAGGACAAGTATATAATAGTAAAGGATTATCTCCAACCCTTACAACTGAAAAAGGAGAAAGCCCAAAGATATTGATTAAAGAAAATACTAAAAAAGGACATATTGAGGCAGCTATAGGAGATGGCATAAGACTAGATCATATAGGAGGCAAAACGGGGCGTGGAAGAGTTCAACACAAAAGAAGTTGTACTTTGACTACTGCAAGTAATGCTGGCGTAATTGGTAAAAAATTTAGAGTAAGGAGGTTGACTCCAAAAGAATGTTTTAGGTTACAAGGATTTCCAGACGATTATTACGATAGAGCGGCAAGTGTCTGTTCAGAAACTCAACTATACAAGCAAGCAGGCAATAGTGTTACTGTAGATGTTGTTGAAGAAATAGCAAAGAAATTAAAATAGAATATTAATACAATGCAAAATGTGGTAGGTTTTTCCTTCCACCCTTTGCATTGTATTAGCTTTTTTGGAATAACTTACCTGTACTATCTTAAATAAAAAAATGCTACTATATTATAAACATTTACAAGGAGTGCATCATGTTAACACAAAGCTTAAAACGTGGCGAATTAAGTATAATGAAAATCTTTTGGAAAAGAAGTTCAAGCATATCAAAGAAAGAAATTATTCGCCTTTGCAATGAAAAATACAAGTGGCGGAAATCTACAACAAAAATTCTACTTAAAAGACTTGTTAAAAAAAGAGTCTTGCTTAAAAGAATTAAATTTTTCCACATATATTACATACCTATAGTTACAGAAAAGGAATACATTAAATGTAAAATGAATAATTTAGAGCCAAATTATCTGGATGGATACTTTGTACGATTAATGTCTACTGCACATAAATTCAAAAATATAGATGAAGAAGATTAAATATCTCCCTTCATCTGCTCTTCACATATTTTAATAGACTTTCAAGCAATAATTGACTTAACAAATCATGTTTATCATAATGTTTATTTTTATCTGCAAATTCATTAAACATATCCCACACTGTATTATTTATTCTAACTGTAGTTCTTTTTATAGATTGATCTGGAAGATCTATAGATATATCATTTTCTTTAATGACACATATATGACAACTATCATCTTTAGTTTTAAACCATTCTAGCACACTTTTTATATTATCAATTTCACTAGATAAATATTTAATATCGTCATCAATCTTACTGCTAATGCTATCTATATGATATTTGTCATCATAACTTTTATTATCTTCTAAAAACCTGTTTCCAACTCTTTTATATCCTTTCTTATTAAGCCACTTCCTTATAGTACTTTCATTTGCCCCTAATTCATCACCAACTTTTTTAAGACTTTCAAATTCACTTAATTTATTATTAATACAATCAACAACTTCATTAATATTTTTTTCTTTCAAATCACTCCAAGTCATATAAATCCTCCTCAAAAAAATAATAGATTACAAATATCATATATTTGTAATCTATTATACATACTATAAACTAAATCCTTTTTTATTTCATCATTTTTTTGTATCCTTTTGCATTTGCAAAAACATGTTTATCTACATCACTCATAACTATTATGCCAGGTATATTCTTTTTAAATGCTTCACCTAACAATTTAGCACCTCCACCCATAACAACAACCGCAGCTGTACTAACTGGATAATTTAATTTCAATTCATTGTATATTTCTTTAAATAGAGAAATAGATGCATCTATATTTTTCTTTATATCTTGTTTTTCACCATTTAGGTAAAATCCTTTATTTATGTAGTCTTGTATTTTTTCTCTTTTTATCTCAACTTTACCTAAAAATCTTTCGTCCATCTCAAGAGATTTCTTTATTGCATCATATATATTTATTGTTCCCACATTTATAGAATATGGATTAGTTGCTTTATTTCCTTGTACAAGTGCAATATCTGTTGTCTTTCCACCAATATCAACTAAAACAACATCTCTTCCTGCAACTTGGTCAACTATATCTTTTGCATAATATAAATAGCCTGTAACGCCCTCTGGGAACACTTGAACAGATCTTATTACTATATCTCTTTTAGTAGTTTCATTTCCTTTTGCAAATTCAACATGATATTCTTTTCCTTGTAATTTTTCAATCAAATCTTTTCTTAATCCTCCAAATTGCTTCACTGGTAGACCTAATGCTAGATCAATAACTTCATCATCTGTATTTCTGCATATAGCCCCAAGTAAAAGCGGTAAGAAGTTTTCTTTCTCATATTTAACTATATTTATTTCTTCGTCACCTTCGCCTAAATAATATGTTTTATTACCTATTTTAATGCTATCTGAATCTGAACCAAAGTTTTTTACCTCTGTAACTTTACTTTCAAAAATATCATCTGTACTTGTTTTAACTGCATAATTTCCAATATCTATACCTAATTTACTCATTTATGTTATTTCCCCCTTATTATTCTAAACTTCCAAAATCAAAATTGTTAGCTGGATCTTCTATTTCTTTTTTCTGTTCAACTACAGCATTATCCTTTTTTTCATTCATTTTTTCCCAAACAAGCTCTTTTAAATAAGCCGTAGCTGATAATTTCTCATCTAAAAACTTTTCAATTGCTTTTTCTTTATCATTGTTTTTAAATGTTAGAACTATCCTACTCATTCAACCACTTCCTTTTTTGTAAAATATTATAAAATTTATTAATATTTACATATATTTTACCAAATTTTATACAGTAATTCAATAGATTTATAAGATATTATTTATAAAATTTTATAATTTTTTACGTAATTTTATAATATTTTATAAATTTTATCATTTTGTATATAATTAAAAACACACTTTTTATAATTTTGCATAAAAAAAGAGTGTTTCATATATTTCTAAACACTCTTTTCTACTTTTTATAATTATCTAATTGTAAAAGAAGCTTCAGCTGGACTAGAGAATAATATAATACCTCCTGTACAAACACCTTTTCCTTTAAATTTAGCAATATATGAACCCTTTTTTAGCCCTTTGAAACTTACTACACCAGTTTTAGTAGTTCCAGCTAATCTAAAACTTACAAATTGAGATGATACAATTTTGCCAGCCTTATATACATCTATATTTCCTTCAAATCCTAAAATATTTCCAAGCGTAGATGTTACTCTCCAAGATAACTGCCCACCACTCATTGCAGTTAAATTAGCAGTACCACCTGGAACAACAACAGATTTAGTCGAAGGCGAATCTGAGTTTGGTTGGCCAATTAATTCAACTGTTTGTGAATTTCCAGTACCTTCATAATCATTTCCATCAGCAAAAGCTGTAAATGGAATCATTACTGCACAAAGCGTTAGTAATAAAGCAATTGTTTTTTTCATTTGTTTTCCCCCTATTTTTTTATATTATTCTCAATTACAGTTTCCTTTCTTTACGTGCCTTAATAATCATATTGTAATTATACTCAGCAGTTTCAAATGCTCCTACCAAAGGAGTTATAATTACACTTTCTATTAAGCACAATTCATCATAGTTTAAACTAGCTTCTCCAGCATAGAAATTATTTAACTTATCTAAATCTATTCTAGTTAAAACGGAAACTGATTCCATTGAGAATTTGTAAACATCAATAAGTTTATATAATCCACCTATATAGTTTTTTGCTACTTCATGGCTCTTAAAAAATTCATCTTTTCCTGTATGTAAATTTACTTCCATAATTCCCTCCATTGTTCTTATATTTTCAACCTTCAAATAATATTTACTTCTTCTTCAAAACAGAATATTCTATCACGGTAGAATATTCTGTTTTTTTCATTCTATCATGATAGAATAATATTTTCAATCATTTTTTAAATTATATTCTATTTAAATAAAATATAATATAAAAAAGAACACTTAATATTTTTCAAGCTAATATATTAAGTGTTCTTTTTTATATTTTTACAAAATTATATAAAATTATTCTTTAATCAATTAAAGTGTTTTTCTATTTCTTAATAATAAGAAATGATATAAAATTGTATCATTTTAAAGATTTTGTGATATAATAAAAGCAAGAAGAACTACAATCTATTTAGGCGTAGAGTGGAGTTCATAATAAACATAGTTTATTTTTTGAATTTAAATATAAATTTAAATTCAACCTGTAAGTCACTCTTTGCACGAGAGTGGCTTTTTGCTTTTTTGAATAGTTTACTGATTAAGTAAACTACCACGCTAGCTGTTAAACTAGCTAAAACATTAAACAAAAAGTTATCCATGTAACTCACCTCCCCTCGAATCGTTGGGAGGATAATCTTTTGTACATGAACTCCACTCTATAGATTGTATATTACGCTCTTCTTGCTAGATTTAATTATACCATATTTTGCAATATCAGTTAAGAGTTTACACTACAATAATCAGAAAGCTTGTTCCACTCACAATCAACCCCTATTATTTTAAGAATATCATTGACTTGGCTATTTAAATCTTTAATATCTGATTTAGACATTAAAGGATCTTTCATTATTTCATTTAGAAAAATACTATCAATGATTAAACATACATTTTCTGATAAATATTCACGTTTTACTGAGATTACTGTTCCAACTGTACTTTCTTTTAGTGTCTTATATGCTACACTCAATATGCATGGTTCTAAATTAATTCCTTCTAGTACTGTTTCAAAGTAATATTTTATTCTTATATTTTCATTTCCAATAAATATTTCTTCATTGCTGCTTATCTTCTTTAATTTTCTCATTATGCCTAACATCTTAGCATTCACTTCATAATTTATTCCATATCTCTTTGATGCCAAACTCGACATTAAGTCTCTTTCTAAATAAATTACCCACTGACCATTATAGGAAAATGATGTTTTAGCGATATCCATTTCTCCTTTTCCAGTAATATTAAATTTAGGCTCTAGTTTATTTATTAAGTAAATCTCATAAAAATCCATAGTATATTTATTATCTAATTCCATATACTCAAGTCTTAAATTCTTATTACACCAATTTTCTTTTTTATTACTTAAATGACTAGCGTGTCTATCACAGATATTCTCTGTTTTCCCAACGTATAAACATTCTTCCGTATCTTGATTAATATATTTATAAACATAATACATTTTTTATTTTCTCCAATTCTTAATTGTCATATTTACAGCCCTTATATATTTCAAATAATTCTTGCCATGTATATCCAACTTCTAGTATGTGAAAAATATCCTCTATTTGTTGGAAAATCTCAGTAATTTTATATTCAAATGTTGGCATTAATTCCATTAAATTAGCCAAAGATCCAATCCTAATCTCTAATGTTATATTTATAAGTATTTTTTTATTTGTTGCTGTATATTCTTTCCATCTGGGATAAACTGAAATCAAAGAACAACTTCCAAATCTTTCTAATGTTTCAAAATCATATGATATCAAATTAATATCTAATTCATTCTCACAAAATTCTATATCCATATTTTCAAAGTTATATAGCACACTTAAAACATTATTTTCATATAACATTTCAACCTTGGCATCTAACTTTTCAATTCTCTTTAAAAAATTAATAGATTTTTTACTTACTTCATATTTCATATCTATCTTTCTTTCTCTGAATCTTCTTTTTCCCTTTGTCTTTTCCTTAAAATCTTCTTCTGAATATGTACTCCAATCTTCTTCCTTGTAATCAAAAAAGATGTGTTCAGTATCCATATCACCTTTACTTAGTTTATTAAATATTGGATTTAGTTCATTTATTAAATAAACTTCAAAAAAATCCATATTATATCTACGTGGAAGTTCAATATATTTTAATATTAATTCTTTAGTACACCAATCTTCTTCTTTATTACTCAAATGAGATGAATGCCTTGCATATATATCTTCTGTTTTTCCAACGTATAAACATTCTTCTGTAGCTGGATCAATATATTTATAAACATAATACATTTTTTATTTTCTCCAATTTTTATTTATAGTAATATCCTTCTTCATTTACTATACCTTGATCAAATAAATTTCTCCTAACAGTTTCAAGTCTGACAGGATCTTTGCTATAATCAACTTCTCTTTCTTCTTTTTTAACATCTTCATCATCCCAATATTTATCTAATTCTTCTTTAAACTTTAAATCATCTTTTTGATGAATTATAACTTCACTTATTTTATTTGAAAGTGTTGATTTAAAAAAATCATAATTCTTTGTATTTATAATATCAGTATTATCTCTTTCAAATGCTATAGCAATAGACTTATTAAAAGCATTCAGATAAACATCTTTCTTAAAATCAAACTCTTTAAAATCTTCTTTAAATAGTTTAATCGTCCCTGTTGTAAAAATATTTTCATTTGGTATATAAAAACTAAAAGACACTTCATTGTCCTGCTTCTTTTTAGGTATATAATCTTCAACCAATATATCTTTATCAAAATATTTTCTAGGTTCATAATCTATCACAGAAAAAATTATTTCATCTATTTTTCTATTTTTTCTTTTTTCTTCTTTTATTGAAACAACCATGTTGCCTTTTTTATTTATTTCATTCATTGCTCTTTTTAGAACATTTTGTTTAAAATATTTATACTCTGGATATACATTATCTTTTAATTTCAAATAAAATCTTAATTCATCTAACTTATATTTTATCTCCACTTCCTTATTTTCTCTGCTCCATAGTCTAAATAAAGTGTATAACCTCTGAGTATATGCACCTCTAAAATTAAATAACACTGATAAATTAATAGCTGTATATCCATTTTTCTTTTTCTGCATTTTTACAAAATCAGTTATATGATTGTATAGAACTTCATGCATCATAATTGTATAAATTTGGTCTGTATGATCCAATTCATATGTATTAATTAAACCACTTCCAAAAGTTTTTAACTTGCCAGTTGTCTCTTCTATATAGTCAAATTCCAAAACACTTTGTTGAAACATGTTCAAAATTTCTTTTATATTTTTATGCTCATAATCATTATTGTTTTTCATAAATACTTTTAGTTCTTCTTTTGATATAGTTGTAACATAAGATGAATTTTGCTGTTTCTGAGCATTAAAAAGTATTTTGTAAAATAATTTATTTTCCACATTTGTAAAATCATATTTACTTTTTATTAAATTATTTGGTTGCATTAAAATTTCTTTTTTTTCCAAAATCTATCACCTCATATAAATTATAATACCTAATTTATAAAAAGGTCAACTATTTTTGAAAGACGCTCACCTTTGACCCTTAAAATGATGACCTTTGACCCTTAAAATGATGACCTTTGACCCTTAAAATGATGACCTTTCGACCCTTAAAATGATGACCTTTGACCCTTAAAATGATGACCTTTGACCCTTAAAATGATGACCTTTCATCTCTGAAACCTAGATATACCAATTATTATAGCTTGTCTAAAAACTATTAAAGACTTTAAAAACTGTTTTAAAAACTATTAAAGACTAGAAAAGATGTTCTGAACTATTCTTTTTTTATATTAAAAAACTTTAGTATTTATTTTTCTAGTATACTTTAAACACTTACTAAAAATAATTTCTTATAAAAGATTGGAGATGAAGAATTTTTTATGCTTGAAAACAGAAAACAAATTCAGAAAGAAATTTACTTACCAATAGCAACATATTGTTTAAAAGATAAGCAATATTATATAAAAGAATATGGAGCACTATTAATAAAGAGTGCTGAAAATAGTGACATTTTTAATACCCATAAAAATAGAATTTTGTATAAGAATAAACTTGATATTCAAGAAATAGCAAATGAACTGAATGTAAATAAAGCAACAATCCAAAGAAATATAAAAAAACTAGAGAAGTTAGATTTTAAAATTCTAAAAATAGAAAATACCCTAAATGGAATTGTATATTGTTTGCCGTCAGAAAATAATATTGATTTAAACAAATTTGCATTGATAAATTATGAAATGCTTAAAAAAATAGTCAATAAATTTAAATCAAATACAATAAAAGTATATTTTTTACTTAAAACAATCACTACAGAAACTAATTTTAAACCTGCAACTAATAGTTTTATAGCAGAAAATATAGGACTAAGTTCTAAAAGTAAAAATAATTTAGATATCATAACTTCTTCTGTTAAAACTTTAGAAGAAAATAAATACATTGAAACAAAAAAAGTAAATGTATATGAATATGACAAAGAAAAACTTAGAGAAGTTCCAAAAATAAGAAAAGTTTATCGGATTTGTAATTTTGATGAGTGGAAAAAGGAAATTGATAAAAATAAAGTTTATTAAATATAGCTTAAAAGCATTTAAAGGCTTGTCTGACACGTTTTAATTGCAAACTTGATATTATTTACCTAAAAAGATACAAATTTGCTTAAAAATGGAAATAGAAGGTCAAATATAAAAATATAGAGAACCAAATAAAATTATATTGGCTCTCTATTTATCTTCTTCCCAATCCTCAATAAACTTTTCTAAACTTTTTAATTTATTTGCAGATATTTCTTCATCATCATGTAATGCACTTATAAAACTTTCAAAGGAATTTCTGTGAAAGAAACTAAAGAAACTTTTAGTTTCAACTTTTAAATATTCTTCTTTTTCTATTAATGCTTTATAATATGTAAATCTATCTTTCTTAACAACTTCTAAAAATCCTCTACCAACTAACCTTCTTAAAAAAGTTAACATAGTTGATTTTTTCCATTCATATTTTTCACCTAATGTTTTTAAAATTTCAGTAGATGCAACTTCTTCATCTTCACTATCCCAAATGTACATCATTACCAAAAGTTCTGATTCTGGAATCTTTTTTATCTTCATAAAGCACACCACCTTTTCAAAAGTATAACTAAAATACTATAACAATAGAGTTAACTATACAATACTAAATGTCTAAAAATGTTATTCCAATTTTTACCAATTAATTTTTCTTTAAAAAAAATTTAAGCAGGAGTAAAAAAAATAAAAAATTATCAAAATTTATCAATATAAAAAGAAATATAAGTATAAATTTTTCTCTTTGTATATTGATTGTATACAATTCTATTTTTGTAAAATTAAATTTTACAAAATAATCAAAAATGGTAAATTTTGACATTTGCCTAATGTCAAATTAGGTGTTACAATTGTAACATAAAGAAGATATATATCGAAATAATACATATAAAATACATATAAAACTACGTACGTAAAATATTTTTAAAAATAATCAAAAATCTTAATTTTCAATATTGAATACAATTAAATTTTCAAACTCATCTAGGGCATGACATACAAAAGCAAAAAACATTAATTTAGTATCTGATAAAAATTTAAAAATTATAAAAGGGGGAAGTCTGTTATTTTTCAGAAGCAATGTAACTGTAAAAATATAAATCAGAATATTTTGAAAATATGGGGGATTCTATGGGAGAATTAAAACTTGAATCAAAAATGAATTGCACTAAAAATAAGAAAAAAGTTGCTATATCTATACATCAAATGAAAAAAATTTCTAAAAAAGATTATGTTTTTTTAACAGATTGCATAGAAACATTTTATATGAAAATAAAAGAGGTTTGATAAATTTTCAAACCTCTTTTTATTGCTATTTGTTTTTCTTTTGCAATAATTCTATCATTTTCAAGATAGCATCTCTATCTTCTTGTTCTAATTCATAAAGTTTGTTAGTTATTTCTTTTACATCATCATCAATTTCTAAGTCAGCTAAACAATCTTTATAAATTTCACCTTTTCCACTTCTTAGCCATTCCTCATTTACTTCAAATTCTCTGCATATGTCGTTAATACTTCTTTCTGTCAAAACTCTTTTTCCTTTTTCCAATAAAGAAATTTGATCTTGTGATAAGAAAATTCTTTCCCCAAACGCTCTCTGCGAAAGTCTTTCAAGAGTTCTTAACTCATTTAATCTTTTTCCAATTTCTTTAGCTTTTAATTCTTTTGAAACTTCTGCCATTTTTACAATCCTCCTCTGTCATTACTATACTATAAAAACACGACTTTGTCATTAAAAAAATAATTATGACGACAAAATCATGACAAAAATAAAAAAGATATTGATTTTTAACGACAAAGTAGTTATACTTAAAATAAGTTGAACGACAAAGTAAGTGTAGGAGGATAAAAAATGATTTGTTCAAACAAAGAGAAAGTAGAAACAGCTTTGATGATAGATTATTTAAAAAAAAATGAACCAACTGAATGGAGAACTATAGAAACCATAATCTCCAGTACATACGCATTAAGTAATTTCAAAAAAGAAAATAAAGACATTATGAATCAGAAATAACAACAGTAAATACTTAAGGGGAGTGATAAGCTTGAAAATTTCAGATTTTAATAAAGATCATATAGGTAAAGCGATTCAACTACAAGAGACAAGATTTAATGTCATAACGGATTGCATCATCACAGAAGTAGAAGTAGGCGAAATTGTTGTAATGTTTTACATGCAAGAAAATGATGACACAGGATACAAGGCTATAACATGGGAAGATTTAAAAAATTATATCATAAATGGCAAAGGGAAGAGGCATTATAGGATTTTTGTGGCTTGGGGGATTGTTATAAAAAGAGGTATAACCTCTTTTTATAACTCTTCATTTTTGATTTTTAGATATGCATTGTCAATTATTTTTTCTATCGCTTCTCTATCTTCATCTTCCAATGCAAATATCTTTTTTATCATAGTTTTTATTTCTTCACTAGTTTCTAAATCTTCTGTAATGTCAACGAACATTTCACCTTCTCCATGCAATAACCATTGTTCATTTACATTAAATTCTCTACAAATATCATTTATGGTTCTTTGTGGTATCTTTCTATGCCCTGTTTCATATGAAGAGATTTGCGAAAGAGACAAACCTAATTTTTTGCCAAAATCTTTTTGTTTTAATTTCTTTGAAAGCCTTATATCTTTAAGTCGTTGTCTTCTTTCATTATCTTCTAAGTTTTGTTTTTCCATAACGTCACCCCTTATGAGTATAATTATAACATTTAAAAATACGCTTTGCAATTACAAATTTTAAAAAAATACGCAAAATAAAATAAAAACTCAAAGCGTATTGACATAGTATGCAAAGCGTAATATAATTGAATCACAGGAAGGAGTGTTAGAATGAATCAAGAAAAAGAAAAAGCGAATGATTTGTTATTAAAACTTGAACTTCTTAAAAAGATAAACCCACAAGAGTTTGGATACATAAGCGGAAGAATAGACGTAAATATTGAGAAGTTAAAACAAGAAACCGAAAGAAATAAAAGCAAAAAAATAAGATATAGGAAGGGGGCTTAAAAATTGACTTTTAATAAAAATCAAATAGGAACAGCAGTTCAATTACAAGATATAAGGTTTGATACAAAAGTTGATTGCATCATTACAAAAGTAGAAAAGAATGAAATACTAGTCATGTATTATGAAAAAGAAACAGAGGAAATAGCATATAAAACTTTGACTAAAGAGGATCTAATACTTGATGATTACAAACTTAAGTTATTATATTAAAAAGTAATTTCGGAAGGGAGGTGATTAAATGGATCTTTTGAAAGATGCAAGAAAAAAAGAATGGTTTTGGCTGGAAAATGATTTGGTGGATAGAGAGGATCTAAGTGTTTACGAAAAAATGGCTTATATGGTAATGGCAAGATATTCAGATGATGAAAGTTCTTGTTTCCCAAGTTTATCATTAATATCCAAGAAAATGGGATGCGGAATAACGACTGTCAAAAAAACAATAAATAGTTTAGAAGAAAAAAATTTAATAATAAAAGTACATCGCAAGGTTAAAAACAAAAAGGAAAATGATACAAATGTTTATTACATTATGAGTTTGAAAGGTAAGTCGTCTGGCGACATAGGTCATGAGGCGACAGACGGTAGGTCGCCATACGACCAACAGGTAGGTCGCGAGGCGACTAGTAAAAAGACTTATAATAAAAAGACTTATATAAAAAGTAATACCACTCCACAAAATGAACCTAAAACTGATTATTTAGACCTATCATTTTTAGATTTAGATATAGAAAAAGTAAAACTAACTAAAGATGAATATGACAAACTTATAAGCAAGTTTGGAAAGAAATACATACATGATAAAATTGTTAGTTTAGAAAACTATATCGTAAATGGTAAAGGGAGTAGATATAAGAGTCATTACAGAGCTTTGTTGACTTGGGGGAATGGAGATGCTAGTAAAGGTATAGTACCAGAAGTTACAAAGACTAAGAATCCTCTTAGTGGATTTAAAGAACTTTAAAAACTAAATAGTAAGGAGGTAGATAGGATGAATGAAAAAGAAGAGACTGTTTATTTGAATAGTTCTAATGTGAAGTTATTCTTAGGTGTTAGGGATATTAAGGAATTTGAGGAATTGATAGAAAATGTCAATGAGCGAATTTGTCAACTCCAAGAATCGATTAATAAACTTGCCCAATTTAATATTGAGTTCGAGATTAAGTCAGATATTTAGTTAAGTATAAATTAGGAGGATTGTTTATGGCAGATAAAACTGTAGAACTTACTGAAAAGGATTTGCACTGCATTGCAAGGCATTTGCAAAATGAAGTGTTAGAGATAGCATTTAGAGGAAACAGAGAAGCCCCTACATCTTGTGAAGTTTGCGATTACTTCGAAGAATGCAAGGACTATTTCACCCATATAGACACTTTTATAAAATTAAGTGAAATGACAGGTGTAGATATTTTTACTAAATAAATTTAGTAAATTAAAATTTTAGTATTGTAATTGACGTGCTTTTTTAAAAAGAGGACAGTTGCTATTAGCAGTCATTATTTGAATTTTGCAAATGTAATTTTTATTACATTCGCACTCTAAAAGTTTTGATCCAGCGAATCCAGGAAAAGTTTTATATTCACCAGAAAATTCAACTTTATCGTCAATAAGAGAGCATTTTTCTCTTAAGGTTTTAATTTTGCACATATTCATCACCACCCTATAATTAATTTGAACATACTGCCAATATGCTCAAATTAATTATAACATGCAAATTATCATGGTGTAGAATTAAAGCATAGGTCAATTAAATTTAGTTATAAAATCAATGAAACAGATAAATAATTAAATGTTAAATAAATTAGGGGGTTGTTCATGAAAGAGGAAAAGTTAGAACTTACTGAAAAAGAATTGCATTGTATTGCAAGACATTTGCAAAATGAAGTTATGGAGATGGTATTTAGAGGGAATAGAGAAGCCCCCACATCATGTGAAGTTTGCGATTACCTGCAAGAATGTGAGGGAGATTTTACCTGTATGTATCATTCTTTTACTAAATTAAGCAAAATAACAGGTGTAAAAGTGACTGCATTTAAGTATTGTTTTCCAGATGAAAATCCCAAAGCTACTATCTAAGAAGTTTTTTTAGAATAGGACATTCTTCATTAGAAGAAGAGTCGCAAATATGACTTCCATCACATCTAGTTGACATTAACTTAGATCCAAAAGTACCTGGAGGAGCTGAATATTCGCAAGTAAGAGAAATGGTTTCGTTTATTACAGGACATTCTTTGCTTATAACTCGATATTGGCTCATACTCTCACCACCTTTCTAATTAATTTAAACATATTGGAAGTATGTTTAAATTAATTATAGCATGTAAATTATCATGGTGTAGAATAGTTTCAAATCAAAAGAAGCAACTAAATAGTTAAAGACAGGAGGTATGCTAAGTGGAAAGAAAAAAACATGAACTTACAGATCAAGATATACAAAGACTTATTGAAGGATTAAGAACTGATCCAAAAATAAGAGAAATGATATTTGAAAGTAAAGGTTGTGAAACTAGAACAAGTACAAGAAGTAAATGCGAACAATTTGTTGAAGAAAAACTTGCTTATAGAAGTTATGGATTTGAAACTCCAAAATACTATGCAAAACTTATTGCCGACATAATTGATATTTTAGTTTACAAAAATGTTCCAAGAGATCGTATTTGTGGGGTATTGTATGACGTCGAAAGGGTGATTCCTTTAGTTGTGACATTTTAATAATAAGCTGGGGGTGATTAAATGAATTACTCTTTAGAAGCAGAGCAAAACATTCTAGGAAGTTTTCTTATAAATGACTCTATAGGTTACAAAATAAGGGAATTAAAAGAAAATGATTTCTACTTTGAGTCACATAAAATTATTTTATCTTGTATGAAGAGAATAATTGACTCAAATAAACCTTTAGATCTTTTGCTTTTAAAAAATGAACTAGAAAAAATAGATAGATTAGTAGACGTTGGAGGAGTTAGTTACATTACCAGTTTAACAACTATAGTCATAACTACTTCAAACATAGATCACTATATAAAAATCATAAAAGAGAAGTTACTTAAAAGACAAATTTCAGAGTTAGCAAATGAATTAATTAATAATTCAAATTCAGATACAAGTATAGACGAATTGATTGTAGATATAAACGATTTAAAAGCACTTGTGACGACGAGCAGTAGTGTAAATGATAATTACATTGATGCGTCAAAAATAAAGCGTGAAAAAGGCGTACACAAGTCCATAGACACAGGTTTTAATAAACTAAACAATATGCTAGATGGATTTAGATATGGAACTCTTACAATTTTGACTGGTAAACCTGCGTCTGGTAAATCAACTATAGTTAACCAGTTTATAGCACAAGCAATTACGAATGGAGAAAAAGCATTTTTGTATTCTGGAGAATTACCCTCTTTCATGGCTATGGATTGGTTTAGAAAAACTGTAGCTAATGATTATCACATAAAAGAATATAAAAGTGTCTATGGAGGAACATACACAGATATTCCAGATTATGCCTCTGAACTTATTTCAGACTGGATAAAAGATAAATTTTTTCTCTATGACGAAGATGCAATAAGTGATGAAGTAAATCTACTAAATACCATAGAGCATTTATATTTAAAAAAAGGGGTTAGGTTCTTTGTTCTTGACAATCTAATGACAATAAAAACTGGCAAGGCAGATAAATATGAGAGACAAGAGCAGATAGTAAGCAACTTAAAAAACCTTGCTAAAAAATATAACTTAGTAATAGTTTTAGTTGCACATCCTCGTAAAAATATGGGTGACATGAAGCCAACTATGTATGATGTGTCTGGAGCAAGTGAGATTGTTAATTATGCAGATTATATTTTATCAACATACAGGGTTATTGACGAAGAAGAAGAAACAGACGACACTTATCTATTAATTTTAAAAAATAGAATAACAGGAAAACAGAATATAAGTTTTAAAATGAATTTTTCAGAAAGAAGAAAAAGACTTTACACGACTAGTGAGGAGTTAAACAGAGATTACAAATATGATGTAAATAAACAATATGTTCAAGTAGAAATTCCAGAAGATGTATTTTAAAAAAAGGATAAAAAATAGGAAATTTTATTAAATAATGATTTTATAAGAAAAACCAATATTGAATAATTTAAAAATTCAATATTGAAAAAAATCATTTTTCAATATTGAAAATCGGATTTTGAAAAAGTATTGAATTTCAATACTAAAAAAAGTTTGAAAATATAGCATTTGCAACGATTATATAAATTAATTTCCTGACATAATACGTACAGGTTTAGATATGCTAGCAAAAAACTTAAAAGTAGTGTAAGGATAAAAAGGCTATATAAATTTATAAAAGTTTTAAAAGTGTTATTAAATTAGAGCTAAAGTTTATTAATTAATTTCCTCGTAGAAAAATATTATTTTAAATAAATAAAGGAGTGATTTTTATGATAGCATTAGAAAAATTTGCAGGTGGAGTTCTAAAAGAAAAGTTTAATACAGAGTTACAAAAAGTTTTAGATAACATTGCAGATCCAAATACAGATTTTAAAAAAACAAGAAAAATTAGTTTAGAAATAGTGTTTAAAGCAAATGAAGATAGAGATCTTGCTGAAGTAGATATAAAATCCAAATCAACTATAGTAGAAGCAAAGGCTACAACAACTAAAGTTCTGATAGGAAAAGATTTAGAGACAGGAAGAGTTGAAGCGTCTGAATTTAAAAATCAAGTAGCAGGGCAGTTGGTCATGGATATTCCAGATAGTGAAGAAACTAATGAAACAGAAGAAAATAGTGCTAGTGTAATTGATTTCAGAAATGCAAGTTCAAAGTAGTTTAAGAAAGTAAGTAAAATATAAATTTAAATAAAAAAGGAGAATAAAAAAATGATAAGAAATGCAATGGAATATTTAGTTAAGTTAGGAAAAAGAGAAACAGTATGTGTAGATGGGTTTAAGTACACAACAGATGCATTAGAAATAATAAAAGAACCAAAAGCTAATGAATTAGAAATAACTACATTGAGTGGTTTAGTAGATTATATAAAAAGTGGCATAGATCATAAGGCAGATGAGTTGTTATTAATACAAGTTCTAACTCCAAGAAAAGTGCTTTTAAAATCTCCTTTGAGAAAAAATAGAGATAGAGAGATATATATTGAATGTGTTGCACTACTACCAGAGAAAAGATTTGACAGACCTTTAGACTTAGATAGTTTTAACATAATGCTACAATCAGCATTTATAAAAAATAATGATAGAGATACACTTTTAAAAATTGCAGGAAATATCCAAGAATCTACAGTAAAAAATGTTGGAGATGATGGGGTTTCTCAATCTGTAACAATAAAAACAGGTGTCGCTAGTGTATCAGAAGCAATAGTTCCAAACAGAGTAAAATTAATTCCTTATCGTACTTTCCAAGAAGTAGAGCAACCAGAAAGTGAATTTATTTTCAGAATGAGTACTGGACCAGCAGCAGGATTATATGAAGCAGATGGTGGAGCATGGAAAAATCAAGCAATGTTAAATATTAAAGCGTACTTGCAAGAAGAATTAAAAGATTTTAAAAATGTAAATATAATTGCTTAATTGAAAATCTAAGAGGACTTATTATAAGTCCTCTTAGTAAAACAAGGAGGGAGTTAAATGAAAAGTATTTCTCATATGAACATTTTAGAAAGAGCAGAATTTACAGACAAAATTGCTAATGCAATTATGTCTGCAAATAAAGAAATTGAAAGAGGTTGTGCCTTTAATGAAGCAGTTGAGATTGTAAAACAAATGGAATATAGAGAAAATAAATACAATGAAGGAGATATTGCAATATGAATAATGTAGTTTTAGTTGGAAGATTAGCAAGAGATCCAGAATTAAGATATATACCAGAGTATGGTACTCCAGTTGCTACTTTTGCATTGGCAGTTGATAGGGGTTATGCAAAAAAGGATGGAACTAGAGAAGTTGATTTTATACCAATTGAAGTTATGGGAGGATCAGCAGAATTTTGTGCTAATTATCTCACAAAAGGAAGAATGGTTTCAATTCAAGGCCAAATAAGGATAGAAAAATATGAAAAAGATGGAGAGAAAAAAACTTTCACAAAAGTAAGAACAAAAATTGTTAATGCGCTTGATCACAAGCCAAAGGATGAAGAAAAAGAAATAGGCTTTCAAGTTTTAGATGATGAAGATATTCCATTTTAAATTGGATGGTGATTATATGAGAAGTTTAGAAGAGAAAAATAAATTATTTGAAGATAATATAAATCTTGTACATTTTATTATAAATAGATATTTCAAATCCTTTTTAAGAAGGTATCCATATTTAAAAGAAGATTTATTTCAAGAAGGATATATAGGATTATATAAAACAACATGTTGCTTTGATGAAAGTAAAGGAAAATTTTCTGCAATAGCATTTTCGTATATATCAGGACATTTGAAAAGATTTACGACTGGATATGTTAAGAAACATTATAGAAATGATATAGATAGTTTTGAAAAGTGTATTTATAGAGATAATTATGGAGAAGAGATAAGAATAGAAGATAGATTGGCTGGCAATGAAAATGTAGATATAGAAAATGTTCGTGTTATTAGATCTTGTATAAAAAGAAGTGAGATAAAAGATATACAGAAAATAGTTTGTCTAAGAGAAAAAGGTTATACTCAACAAGAAATAAGTAAAGTGCTTGGAACTAGCCAAACGTCAATATATAGGAGACTTAAAAAATTAAAAACTGAAATTAATATACTAGGTAAATAATAAATGATTTAAGTTTATTGGAGGTAAAATGAAAACTAAAATAATTGGTGGTAGGGAAAATGAGTGTCCAATTTGTAATGGTAATATATTTAAGATTGAAACATTAATTGGAATAGTGTGGCAATGTAAGGATTGTGGATGTATGTATCAAGATATGAGTTCTAAAGAAAGTAAAAGGGGGTATTAAAGATGAGTTGTGTTATAAAGTGTGATTTTTGTGGTGAAACAATAGCAGAAATTCTAAACATAAAGGTATTCAGAATTGATGATGAAGGTAATATAATGAGTATCGGAAAAGATGTATGTGACAAATGTTATGACAGATTATTTAGAAGTAACTTGAATAAGAAGATGACTAATTATGAAAAGATAAAAAATATGAGCAAAATAGAAATGGCTGAATTTCTTGCAAATGGCGGAAGTGGATGTACTAGTTGTGCTTATGATTTTCAAGAATGCTTAGGCGGATGTTTAGAAGGTAGAAAAAAATGGCTTGAAAGTGAGGCGATGAAATAATGAAAAAGACGTTAATAATCGTAGGAGTAGTTATTTCAATATTAATTATGTTTGCTTGCTTGTTCTTAGTAACTAAAAATAAAGCAATTGATTTAGAAGAGCAGGTCCAATCAGCAACTGCATCTGTAGAGGTGCAAGAAAAAAGGAGAATTGATTTAATTAAGAACATAGTAGACTGCGTAAAAGACTATGCTAAATATGAAAATAGAACATTAAAAGAAGTAACTGACATGAGAGTAAGTGCAAATGATGAATCTATCAAGGAAGCAAAATTAAATATACAAGCAGTAGCAGAGAAGTACCCAGATTTAAAAGCTAATGAAAATTATAAGCAACTAATGAGTGAGTTGAGTATAACAGAAAATATGATTGCACAACATAGAGAAAATTATAATATGCAAGTTCGCAATTACAATAAATATATAAGAAAATTTCCAGCAAATTTAATTCTAAATAGTATGGGATATGAAAAAATAGAATCTAAATATACTGAATATAAAGCAAAAGAGGATGCACCTCAAAATTTATTTGATTAAGAGGTGCACATATGAAATTTAAAACTTTTGAAATAACTAAGAGAGAATTTTTAGTGAGCATAATAATTGCTTGCATGATGATTGTGCTTGGATTTTTCATTGATGATAAAGTTCAATCAAAATTTTTAGAAGATAATGAAAGATATTACAAAGCAACTAAAATAAATAATGACAAAGATCTCTTTGATTATGCTATGGAAACAAGTGCGGGAGATTCTTTGATAAGTGGAAGATTTAAAAGTGTAGATTCTGTATCTATAGAAGAATTAAAAGGGGACTATTGGTTTATAGAAAGAACGGAAGAAAAATACACTATGCATACTAGAGTGGTTACCACTAAAGACAGTAAAGGCCATTCACATAAATATACTGAAACATATTGGACTTGGGATTACCATGATTCAATAGAGAAAAAATGTAATAAATTTAATTTCATGGGTAAAGAGTTTGATGCGAAAGTAATTACTAATTTATCTAAAGAGAGATTGGCATTAAAGAAAGATATATTTAAAAATAATAATCTTAAAATAAAAGGTAATTATGCTTACATTAATAATAAGAGAAGGTACTATTATGAAGTTATACCGAAAGAATTTAATGGTACCATGTATGCTAATTTAAAAAATAATACTATAGCGAATCCAGCTGATAAAAACATAAAAGTTTTTAAGGGTGAGTCTATACAGAATGTTTTAGAAAATAATAATTTTAATACAGGGTTTTTTAAAGTAGTGTTTTGGATCATCTGGATATTAATAACTACAATCATTATATATGTATTTTATTATTTAAAAAATGATTGGCTTGAAGATAAATAAAGATGTAAGAGGAGAAGATCAGGTATGAAATGTAAGGTGTACCATGCTATTAAAAATATAAAAGATGCAAATAAGTTAATTGATAGATTTGAAACAGAAAATATATTCTTTGAATTAAATGACATAGATAATGAAAATGTCTTAAATGGAGAAATGGATTTAACTGATATAGAAGATATTGCATCATTGCAATTTATATTAGATGGAGATTTATTTATATTTAGTAGTTGTGATGAAATGATATTTATGAATAAATACACTCAAAAAGAGTTGGGACTTCAATAAATGAATGAGGGGAGATACTAAAGATGGATTTAAAGTTAATTAGCAGTATACCTAATTGGAAGGTAGAAGATCAGTTGGCAAAAATTGATGAAGAGGTAACTGAGTTTAAAAATGCTATAGATACAGGAATAACTAAAGATATAATTGCAGAAGGATTAGATGTTTGTCAAACTATTTTAACAATGTTTCAAGTTTTAGAAATAGAAAACTATATTACTGAAGGAGTAGAGACACATAATAAGAAACTAAATGGAAGAGGATGGGATCTCAAAGAAATAGGAGACGATATACTTAATTTAATTAAAAATTCAATGATTAATGAATTGATTAATATGAACAAGAAATTAAAATGCCTTGATGAAAAAGAATTTAATGCAAAAATACAATTTTTAGATGTAGATAAACTATGGAATTTGTGCATGCCTTTAGTTAACTTAAGTACTATAAAAGGAGTTAATGAAAGCATTGATGAAATGAAAATGGGAGAGTTTCTAAAAAATATTAATTAAAGTAAGGAGATAATATAATATGTTGATAGAAGTAACTGAAAATAATAGAGAATTAAAAGTAGGAGATATTGTTGAAATTAATGGTGGTAATAAGTTATATATGATTCTTTCTTTAAAGGAAACAATAGGTGGGTATGTTATTATAAATATGCAGAATGGATATGGTTCATTTGGTGCTTATAAAAGTTTAAGTCAACTAGAATTAGACTTGAAGGTAAGAGGTTATAAATTATATAGTTCTGATGATTACAAGTTGCAATTAGTGCCTAAAGAATAAGATATATTTCAAAAAAGAAAAAAGGAGCATTACTTCACGCTCCTGCTTGTCAAAATTCTAAAACCGTCATCACAACATCATTATAACATAATTAGGAGTGTGAGGTAATGCAATCTAGCAAAAAAGACAATTTGTTTAGTAGTGCAGAAGGTAAGTTATATAATTATAAAAAAATAAAAGCGGAAATAGAAAAAATAGACATTGATATGCAGATGATAAAAAACGACTACAGAGGATGTAGTGGAGTTGAAATTAAAGAAAAGACAAGCAAGACATATGATATTAAAAGTGTAATTGAAATAGAGACTGAAGAAAAAGAAAAGAAAATTGCCTTAAAAGAAAAAGAGAAGAGACATAAAGAGTTGATAATAGAAAAAATAGATAATGCAATGAAAATATTAAGTGAAGAAGAAAAAAAGATAGTACAGTATAAATACTTTTCAAGTAGCAGGACATCTTGGGAATATGTTGGCAGAATGATTGGTTTTTCAGCGAGTAAGTGTAAGCAAATGAGATTTGATATTATAGATAAGATAAAAGGATTGCTATAAAAATGTCCGATTTGTGACGATTTTAAACCGATTTATGTCTGTTTTGTGTCTAAAAAATGTCCGATTTGTGACCAATTTATGTCTGTTTTGTGTCTTTTAATCATGATAAGATTGTATTGTGAGAAAAATATATTTAATAAAAAATGGCTTGGAATTTACGTTCTAAGTCTTTTTTATTGTCTAGAGAGGTGTTGAAGATTAAACGTGATATAACAGAAGAAATTTCAAGTGCTGCATATGTACCAGATAATTTAAAGTATTATGACAGTGTGATGAGAGAAACTCATAGCATGTATGGAAGAGAATGTTCTTTAGATTTTATAAAGAAAAAGCAAGAAAAACTCTTGAAACTAAAAAAGAAGATTAAGAAAAATTATGATTCTAATATTAATAAGATAGACTCATATCTGAAAATTTTAGAGGAAAGTATAATTGATGAGTCTGATCACGTTGAGTTGGTTGTCTTTAAATTATATTTGCAGTTAGAAAATGTTGTAAAAGTAACTGAAACTGTAAATGACTTAGGATTTAGAATAAAGACCAATACTTATGCAAGAGAAAGAAAATATAGTACAAATGATATAACCTCTATAATCACAGATCCTTTTGCTAATGTAGTTGAAGACTTAAAAATATTGGTGCAAGATAGGCAAAGAAAAAATTATCATGGTAATAAGGAGTGTTTTTAATGAATGGAAGCACATAGTGGACAAAAAGTTAATCCAATAAAAGACATAGAGGATGTATTTAGACTCTTGAATTTTCTAGAGGAATGGAACGAAAGAAATTACTTATTAGCCCTCTTTGGAATGTGTACTGGACTTAGAATAGGAGATATATTAGCACTTAAAGTTGCAGATGTAACAGATATAAAGTTAGATAAAAAAGGAAAAAAGATAAGAGTGTCTAAGGACTGGATTAGAGTTATAGAAGAAAAAAGAGACTATGATAGAGAAGTTTTCTTATCTGATGTAATAAAGAGTGCTATAGAAAACTATACTCAAGATAAACCAGGAGAAGAGTTTTTATTTAAAAGTGGCAAGAGGAAGAAATTTAATAGGCCTATCCAAACAAGGCAAGCAGGAAGAATAATAAAAGGAGCAGCAGAAAAGGTAGGAATAAAAGAAAATGTTGCAACACACTCTTTAAGAAAGACATTTGCAAGGCATATTTATGATGAAGAAGAAAATAAGACTTATGCATTAGAACTTATAAGAAAGATTCTAGGACATAAGACAATAGAAATGACTAGAAGGTATATAGGAATAGATAAGGATGAAGAAGTAAAAGCAATAACTAAATTTACTAATAAGTTAAAGAAAAGAAAAAGAAATTAAAATATCTTGTATTTTATCTAAAATTTAATATGTTACGTTTTTCAACAACAGGACATTATTAGAATGTAAAGAGCCTCAATAATAGAATTTCCAAAGAATAGGATAGATTTATTAAAATGTCTGAAAATATATATTAAAGGTCATTTATTCAAGGGATTTATAGGGATGTAAATATTTAAATGTTTATTTAGAAGCTGAGTAAAGAGGTGATTAATTGGATGTGAATGAAGTTGAAATAATCGACAGTAGCTATGAAAAAGGTAAAGAGTTGACAGAAGATCAGTGCAATATGGTAACTCTATTGATTACAGGTACTACAGTAACAGAAACTGCCAGAATTATTGGAGTAAATAGAAAAACAATCTATAATTGGATGAATAAAGAGCATGTTAGGAAAGAAATGGACAGACGGAAACAAGAGCTAACAAACCAAGGGAATTTAATGATATTAAAGGATTTAGATAGTTATATCAACAATATCAAGGAATTAGCTAGTGACAAGAGCGATAAGAGGGTTATGTTGGCAGCCAATCAGTATCTTATAAATCGTATATATGGAACTCCTACAAGTACAGTTGTACAAGCAGAGGATAATAGTGTTGGTATGGGTATGGATGCAACAGAGATAGAAGCAGCTATAGCTAAGATAAGAATAAGAACAAGCAAGAAGTAATTAGATATGAAATAAATCCTGCAAGAATATGTTTTAATTATGTTTGAAATCAATTAAAGCAAAACATATATTATATATATATTTACTTTAATAATTAAATCATATATTGTATTTAACTTTAGTTATAGCTAATTTAATAAAATTTAGTGAGGCTTAATAATTAAAGTTTCATACAGTGAAGTGATGTAGATTATTATAGGATATGCGAACCTATTGGAAATGCTAGGTTCTTTTTAACTATGCCGAAAATACATATTTAAGGAATAGTTGAAAGATAATTAATAATTCTAATCAAAAAAATATTTCTTGCAAGAAAATAATTCAAAATACTTTAATATATTTATTTTTTTTATTAATAGGGGGTGTCCTTCTATTTTGAAAAAATTATTTTTTATGGAAAATGAGTTCTAGAAATTTTCTAGCAAAATTTAAAAACCAGAGATGTATTTCAAAGAGGGTGATTTTATTAGAGAAAAATTTACATTGTTTATTTTATTAATTGCATTACTCACTGAGCCTAAAAAAATAGAAGAAGTAAGAGGAAGTAAATACGAGTGGATAATCTAGAAAGAAATATACAATTAATATTTAGTTATCTAGCAAAGACTTTTATAAGAAATGGAGCATCTATAAAAGATGCTGAAAAAGAAGCAAATGAGATTATAAAAGCCAATTCAAACAATCTTTGGGGAGTTAATGGTCTCGCTTATCAACTTGGAAAAATAAACCTAGAATTTTTCTGTATGTATTTTATGCAAGACACATATTTACCAAAAGAAGATAATGCTGCTGCTCCTATAGCTAAAGTTCATCATGAGCTATGGGAAGATATACAAGAATCTATAATTGGAGATGGTTCACAGCAATTAGGAAGAATTTATCCAAGAGGGACAGGTAAAAGTGCATTTGGAGATTTAGCGACAACTGTATGGTCGCATTGCTATAAACATAAGACATATACTTTGATTTGCTCTGACATAGGATCTACAGCAGAGAAATTTGTAAAAGATATAAAAAATGCATTACTTGAAAATGAGTATATTAAAAAAGCATTTGGTGTCCTTTTAAATGATAATGATAGAAAATACATTTGTAATAGTACTCAACTAGAGCTAACAAATAAAACTTTTATTGAAGCTATATCATCTTCATCACCCATGAGAGGAAGAAAATACAATAATAACCGTCCAGATCTTATCATACTTGATGATTATCAGTCAGAAGAAAATGTTAGAACAGAAGATGCTAGAGAGAAAAAATTTAAAAGATTTTCTGATGATGTAAAATATGCTGCTCAAAAACCAGTCATAAGAAATGGTAAAACTATAAAAAGAGGAACAACTTTTATAGCATTAGGAACCTTACAACACAAAGAATGTTTTTATAGTAGACTAAAAAAATTACCAACTTGGAAGTTTAAATGCGAAAAAGGAGTTTTAGTTGATAATGTAGATGAATTATTTAATTCTGGTTTATGGCTTAAGTTCAAAGAAATCTTATTTGATTTTAAAAATACAAATCATCTTGAAGATGCTAAAGAATTTTACTGGGAAAATGAAAAAGAAATGAAATTCCCTATATTATGGCCAAGTTTTTGGGATTGTTTAGATATGGCTCTAAGTTATTATGAAAATCCAACATCTTTTAAGCAGGAAGTGCAAAATGATGTCAATTCTATAGGAGAAAAATGGTTTAAAACTGTTAGAACAGAAACTAGAGAAGAAATTGAATCGCATACTTTTAAAAAGACAATGCTGTTATGTGATCCAGCATCTGCGGGTGGGTCGAAACATGACTATAGCGCTTTTCTTGTTGGAAGTGAATCAGAAAATGGTTTACTATATGGAAGATTGGCAGAACTAGCTAAAATAAATGCTAGAACTGATTTTGATAAATATATAGACCATATGATTTATTTATTAAAAGTGTATTCAGATATAACACATATTTATATAGAAAAAAATACATTTAATGGCGCAGATGCCAACCAATTAGAGTTTAAAATAAAAAATGATAATGTTCTTAGTTATAGAGATATAGAAATCATTAATGAGCAACAAAAGAAAAATAAAGATGATAAAATCTCTACTTTAATACCTGTTTTAAATAAAGGCCAAATGATTTTTGCAGAAGAAGATAAGGACTTTATACAGCAAATACTTGATTTTACAGGACAAAAATACTCTCTACATGATGATGCTCCGGATATATCATCGGAATTTATTAATCGAATTAACAACATAAAAGTTTCTGAGACAGTAAATATCTTTGATAGAAAATTATTAGGTTTTTAGTTGGGAGGTAATTTATTGGCTAATAGATCAAAGTTTGAAGAAGTTCAAAAAACTTTAACTAAAAAAGGAAAGAAGTTCAATGTTGGAATAGGAAAAGATGAAAAAGGATATTTTGCATATACTCATAGAGCAAGGAGTAAAAGTTATATTTCAAAGCAAGATATTCCAATAAAAGTTTTAAAATTTATAGAGTCTACAGGATAGGATGTGTTGTTAATGGAATTAGATTTAGACTTAATAAAAGACATATATGACGATTGGAACTCTAATAAATCCGAATATGATACTATGTATAAGTATTATAAAGGTGAAACGGATGCTATTAGCAACTATAAAATGGTTACCAAGAGATCTAATAATAAGATAAACACTAATTTCTTAAAAAAGTTTATTAATGAAGAAGTCGCTTATTCTCTTGCAAATAAGATTACCTATACAAGTAGATCTGGTGATGAGAAGATTATAAATGATTTAGAATACTATACTTGCCATTGGAGTAAAAAACATGACTCAGATTTATTGAGGTATGCACTATTATTTGGGCTTTGCTATGAACTTTACTATGTAAAAGATGATGAAATACAAGTAAAGATAATCAAGCCAACAGATGGCTGTCATTATGAAAATGAAAATGGAGAAATAGTATGCTTTATTAGAGAGTTTACCAAAGGTTTCGAAGATGACACGTATGTAGATGTATATGACAAAGAATATATATATCATTTTGATTCAAATTTCAAAGAAGTTGAAAGTCCTACAGTAAACAATATATTTGATGGAAATGTTCCAATATCAATTTGCAAAAGAAGTGAAGAACTAGGAAAAAATACAATATTTAATGATATAAAAGGGTTACAAGATGCTTATGAAACTAATTTAAGTGATATAAGTAATGAAATTAGTGATTTTAGAAATGCTTATTTAACCTTTTCTGGATGTAATATTAAAGAAGATGATTTGCCAAGGATGAAAGAACTTGGAATACTTCAAGTTAATGGAGATGGAAAAATAGAGTGGCTTATTAAAGATATGAATGATACATTTGTTCAAAATACACTATCTTCAATAAAAGAAAATATGTATGAAATTACATCTCATATAAATCACAATGAAAAAATGCAAAGTAATACATCAAGTCTAGCAGTTATAGCAAGATTAATCAGTACAGAATGGATTTGTAGCCAAAATAATGATAGTATTGCAGATACTTTATTTAATAGGTACAAATTATTGTGCATTTGGCTTAATAAAAAATATGGTTTTGACTATGATTATAAAGATATTAAGGCTAAATTTACCCCTAAGATACCACGTGATGATTTAGTTGTAGCAAATATATTAAGCCAACTTGGAGATAAATTATCTACTGAAACTGGCTTATCTCAACTAAGTTTCATTGATAATCCTCATGCTGAAATAGAAAAAGCTAAAAAAGAACAGGAAATAGTTTCAGAGGGAGAGATTTTATTAGATGAATCAAAAGATTATAACTAAATTGACTGAAGATATATATAAATCTGCTGAAAATAGGACAAAACCATTTTATAAGTATCAAAGAGAAAATAGGGATAAACTTTTATTAGAAATAGCAAAGATATTGCTAACACACGATATTATTAATGAATACTTAAATATTAATAATAAAGATAAGAAAAATCTAAGGTCAAAACTTAATAAAATTATAAATGAGTATTCTAATAGTTATGATGAAGAAGTCAAGGATATAGAAACTATTTTATCTGATTCATCTAAGAATAAATATTCAAATTTGATAATTTTATTAGGAGTAATACTGAAGATAAAAGATGTTAGTAATATAAACAATAAAGTTATAAATAAGATAGTGAATAATAAGGTTGATGGAAAACATTGGAGCGATAGACTCTGGAAGAATAAAAAAGGTATAGAAGAGTCCTTAAAAAAAGAAATAAAGAGTTTTCTAAATGGAAAAACTTCTGTAAATAAGATAGAAAAAGCAATAAGAGATAAATATTCAACAGGTGCAGGACAAACCAGCAGACTAATAGAAAATGAAGTTGCCAGATGTCAAAGTGAAGTAAATGAGTATTTTTTCAAGGTTCAAGGGATTATAAAAGTAATGTATTGTGCAGATTTAGATTCTCGCACATGTAGTGATTGTTCTATGCATAATGGAGTGATATTTTATGTCAATGAAGATAGGCCCTCTTTGCCAAGACACTGTCACTGTAGATGTCAATATATACCTGTTTAACATGTATTAATTAATTTAATAGGTGTTTTTATTATGTCTAAAAAATATGAGGTGAAATATGAAAGTTGAAATATTAGGAACAGAATATCTAGTGATAGAGAAACTTGAAAGCGAAGATGTGCTATTAAAGGAAAGAGCTGGATATTGTGATCACTCTGTTAAGGAAATTGTTATAGAGAAAATAAATTCTGAAGAAGGTTCATTGAAAGATTTAAGTGTATATAAAAATGAAGTTGCTAGGCATGAAATAATTCATGCATTTCTTAGTGAAAGTGGATTGAAGAGTTGTAGTTCTTGGGCTACAAACGAAGAAATGATTGACTTCTTTGCAATTCAATTTCCTAAAATAGTAAAGGTTATGGATAAAATAGAATGTTTGAATTAAATTTTCAAAAAGGAGAACTTTATACATGTTAAAAAAAGAAGTGTTGGAATTACTAAAAGAAATAGAAGATGATGCAGAAATAGATTCATTGCTGCAATCAACAGATTTATTCAAATCTGCATCTGATAAAAAGCTTACAATAGAAGAGTTTAGAGAATTAATTAATAATGATGCAAACTTTAAAGCTATTATAGATAATGAAAAAAATAAATATCACAGCGAAGCACTTGAAAACTTTAAGAAAAAAGATATGCAGACACTTATAAGTGCTGAAGTTCTAAAAAGAACTGGAGCAAATGAAACAGAAGAGCAAAAAGCAATAAGGGAATTAAGAGAAAGCCTAGACAAACTAAAAAAAGAAAAGCAGTACGCAGAAAAAGTTTCTAAATATAAAGATATTTTAGTTGAAAAGAAAATACCTACAAACTTAATTGAATATCTATTATCTGATGATGATGATAAAACAAATGCAAATATAGAGATATTTGAAAATTCAATGAAGCAATATGTGCAGTCAAAGGTAGATGAAAGAATTAAAGATGGTTCATACGTTCCACCTGGCAAAGATAGTGCAGGTTCGCTATCAGAAATTAGAAAACAAATAAAGCAAGGGCTAAATAGTCTTTAGTATAAAAAAAGAAAGGATGATTTTATAAATGGCTAATGTATTACAATATGTAACACTTTTTCAACAAGAACTAGATATGCAGGTAACAGTTGGCTCAACTACTGGATGGATGGAGAAAAATGCTGGTCAAGTTATATATAATGGAGGAAGAGAGGTAAAAGTACCAAAAGTAACAATGGATGGCTTAGGTGATTATGACAGATCTAAAGGATATACGCAAGGCGCAGTTACACTTGAGTACGAAACAATGAAAATGGAGATGGATAGAGGTAGGACTTTTATGTTAGATTCAATGGATGTAAATGAAAGTAACTTCGTTATAAATGCATCTTCTGTAATGGGATTATTTCAAAAGCAACATGTTATACCAGAAATAGATGCATATAGATACTCAAAGATATTTTCTGAAACAGCTAAAGTAGATGAGCGTGTAAAATATTCATACGAAGCTACAGTAACTACAATATTAAGTGAATTGAAAAATCAACTTGCATCAATACAAGATTTATCTGGAGATATACCTCTTATTATTAGTATGTCTAGCATAATTGCAAGTATATTAGAACAATCATCTCAACTTGATGACATTGAATTTGGAGATGGAGATATAAAAAGAATTGTAAAATCTATAGACAATGTGCCTATAATAAAAGTTCCATCAAAAAGAATGAAAACAGAATACGTATTTAGAGATGGTAAAACATCTGGACAAACAGAGGGTGGGTTTACTGAAGGAGCAAAGGCTTTAGATATAAACTGGTTAATAACTCCAGCATCTGCTCCAATTGCAGTATCTAAGACTGATAAGCCAAGAATATTTACTCCAGATCAAAACCAAACAGCAGATGCTTATCAAATAGACTATAGAAAATATCATGATTTATGGATATTGGATGAATATTTAAAACTTTGTAGAGCATCTGTGAAGCAAGCTAAAGCTGTACAAGGATAAGGAGTTGTTTTAAATGTTTGCATTGATAAAAAATAACATAATTAAAGTTGTTGAAGATGAAAATTCGAGAGATAAATTGATTTCAAAAGGATTTAAAATATATTTAGAAGAAGCAACTAAAGAGAATATTGAGAAAAAAGAGGAAAAAATCGAAATAGTTAAACAAAACTCTAATGATTTATTTAATCTATCTAAACCAGAACTTATGGAGATTGCTAAAGGCAAGGATATAAAGGGATATTCAACTAAAACTAAAGAAGAATTAATCCAATTACTAGATGAGTACAATGCTTGATAATATTAAGTTGGTTTTAGGAATAGAAAATGATATATATGATAAATTAATAGTCCTTTATATGAATAAAATAAGTGAAATGGTTTTAGAATATTGTTCTAGACAGGAATTAAGTATAGCACTAAAAGGGTTTGTGGAAGAAAAAGTAATATCAATATTATCTTCAAGATTTGAGGAACTTAAGAAAAATAGTGGACTTGATAATATAGAAAAAAACTTAAAAGCAATAACTAGAGGTGATACAAAAATAGAATATAATGCTTTAACATTACAAACTGCTGAAAATAGCATCAGTTCATCATCTTTTTTAACTGATACTGATAAAAAATTTCTAAGCCCATTTTGTATTGTTAGTATGTACTAAGGGGTGATTAAATGACTGAAGCAGATATATTAGAAATGACATACCTTGATAAAATGACTATAATTAGAAAATTAAAAGGCTGGAATGAAGAAACATGTTCTAATGATTTTAGTAATGTTGTTATAGCTGAAAATATCCCATGTGCAATTTCTAGAAAAGAAGAAGCCATTGTAAATGGTGATATTGGATCTATAGTTGTAAATAGAAAGTTATTTTGTAGACCAGAAGTAGATATAAAAATAGGTGATACTATAAATACAACCTATAATCATGGAGAAGAAGCTGTATTTAAGGTTTCTAAGGCAAATATATATCCAAGCCATATGGAAATACCTATTACAGAATTGGAGAGGATATAATGGGAATAGATAATTTAGGAGTCTTTGAAGCATTAGCCTTAGATTTAGGTCTAAATGCATCAAACTTTAATAGAAAAATCAAGAAGTTTACAAAAGAAACTGGGCAAGAACTAGCAGAAAATATAAGAGATGAAACTCCTGTAAAAACTGAAAAGTTAAAAAAGGGATGGGAAGAAAAGCAACCAGAATATGATACTTATATTGTTAAAAATGAAGTTGATTATGCTACTTTAGTAAATAATGGCCATTCAACTAAAAATGGTGGCATTGTCCCTGGTTCTTTTATGGTTGAAAAGGGAATTGAAAGAACAAAAGAAAATATGACAAGTGCAAAAGCAAATTTATTTGATTGGTAGGTGATTAGTTGCTTACAAACAGAGACATTATAATAGCAGTTAATAAAAGAATCGAAAATGAGTTTAGATATATAGATATTTTTATTAATGAGGATAATATACAAGGCTTTGAGGAGGCTTGTTTTTTTGTGCAACTTTTACCTGTTTCTAATAATATTGCAAATAAAGTTTTAGATACTAAAAAGATATTCATAGATATTGAATATTACCAAAAGGCTAGAAAAAATAAATTAAATCTATACGACATACAAAGTAGATTAGAAAAAATATTTAACAGAAACATTAGAGTTAAAGATAGAAGTTTAATCATTGAGAATATATCTCCATCAATCGCAAAAGATCCTGTAGGATATAAACTAACTTTTCTAATGACTGTATCTTATTTTGAAGAAGTCTATTTTGAAAATGAAACATTTGAAATTATGGAAAGTGTAGATTTAGAGATAGGAAGTGATTAAATGGGTTTACCAGAAATTAATATTTCTTTTATCCAAGCAGGAAAAACTTTTGTTAAACGCTCTGGTGGTATTGTAGCGCTTATTTTAAAAGATACAAAAAATATAGGGTTAGTTGAGATAAAAGAAATAGAGGATATTCCAGAAAATTATTCTCCCACTAATTTAGATTATATAAAAATGGCTATGAAGGGAAATGTATATCCTCCAAATAAAGTATTAGTTTATACATTAGATACAGATGAATCAATAGATGATGCACTAGATTTTCTTGAAACTTGTGAGTTTAATTATCTTTGTATGCCAGATGAGACAGAACAAGATTTGCCTAAAATCAAAACGTGGATTAAGAAAATGAGAGAAGATAATAAAATAAAGGTTAAAGCTATTACTGCAAGTAATTCAGCGGATTATGAAGGTATAATAAACTTTACAGTAACTGATATTGAAGTTGAAGGTAAAAAATACACTTCAAATGAATTTCTGCCAAGAATAGCAGGTTTTATTGCAGGAACTCCATCAACTCAATCTGTAACATATGCAGAAATACCAGAAGTTACTAATATACCTAAGCTAACAAGAGCTGAAGCAAATACAAGGATAAATAATGGAGAGCTAATTTTAATAAAAGAAAGTGGAGCTATAGTAATCGCTAGAGGAGTTACATCCTTTACAACAATTACTGATTCAAAAGGTGATATATTCAAAAAGATTAAGTTGGTTGATACACTAGATCAAATTCATAACGATATTAAAAAAATAATTGTAAAAAATTATATAGGAAAAACTCAAAACACTTATGATAATAAGTGTTTACTTATTGTTGCAATACAATTATATCTTCAAGAATTAGAAAAAGATGGTTTAATTGATGAAGGTTCAACTGTAGAAATTAATTTAGATGCTCAAAGAGCATGGCTAAAAAAACAAAATATAGATATATCTAATATGGAAGAACAACAGATAAAAGAATACAATACTGACACTCTTGTATTTTTAAAAGCAAGAATTAAATTAATAGATGCAATGGAAGATGTATACTTAGACATCTCTATGTAGTTTGGAGGTTAAAATTTGAAAGCTAAAATAGATGCAAAAAGAATAATATCTGGTACTTTTGGAGAGTGTTGGCTAGATAATAAGCAACTTACATCAACAAAAGGGATGGAAGCCAAGGTTGATATAGATAAAGAAGAAATAAAATTATGTGGTCAAATAATGACCACATATAAAATGATTGGTGCAACTGGAAAAGGATCTATAACTCTTTATAAGATAAGTACCTTATTTGGCGAGTATGTCGAAAAAATGTTAAATGAAGGTAAAGAATTTAAAGTAACTATAATAAGTAAATTGCAAGACCCAGATTCATATGGTTCTGAGAGAATTGCACTTTATGGATGTATGTTTGACGACTTAACTTTGGCTGATTGGGAAGCTGCGAAAGTTGGAGAAATAGAAGTACCATTCACATTTGAAGGATTTGAATACTTAGATAAAATAAAAGAAAAATAGGAGGATTTTTATTATATGAACACAGTAGAAAAATTATTAAATATGGATGCAGGTAAATTAAAAATGCCATCTAGCACATTTGAATTATATTGTAAAAAACTAGATGATACTTTAGAGATAGAGTGTAAGGCTATTGATCCAGAACGTTTTGACGAAATAAGAATGAACTCGATGGATGTTAATAGCGGAGATGTAGAAAACATTAACATATATGAACTTAAAGTAAATACAATATTAGAATCATGCCCAATATTTAGTAATATGGAATTAGTTAAAAAATTTAGCGCAATTACACCTAAAGAATTGGTTAAAAAGCTACTACTTAGTGGGGAAATAGATAAATTATATGAGGAAGTTAATAAAGTAAATGGCATAGATGCTGAGGGCGATAAAAAAAGACAAAAAGAAAGAGCTAAAGATATAAAAAACTAATTAAAACGGATGGAGAAGTTAACTTAATGTACTTATTATTTAAGTATAAAGGTATAATGCCATCCGTTTCTTATCGCATGTTAAAAGGCGAAAAAGAAATTACTAGTATCTTCATGGATCAAGAATTGGATGAGAGAAAAGAAGAAATGAAGGCTGGCGCTGGAAGGTGGTTTTAATACATGAGTGATGGTACAAGAGTTTTACAAGCAATTATAAGAATGAGAGATGAAGCTAGTGCAACTTTAAGAAGAGTTGCGGCAAATACAAGATCTCTGCATGACTCAACTTCTAACGCCTCTAAGGCTTTAAATAATGTCCAAAACAATTTAAAAAATGTTGGTTCTACCGCTTTAAAAACAGGTAGTGCTATAGCTGCTGTGTCTGGTGGGATACTCGCTTTAAGTGCAAAATCTGCAATAGAATTCGAAAGTGCTTTTGCAGGAGTTAAAAAGACTGTAAATGCAAGTGATGCAGATATTAATACGTTTAAGAAAAATATCATGGATTTATCTAAAAATATGCCACAAACGGCAGTTGAGATTAGTGCTGTCGGAGAAGCAGCAGGACAATTAGGTATTAAAGTCGGCAAAAATGCATCTAATATTACAAATTTTACAAAAACAATGGTTATGCTTGGAGATGCAACAAACATGTCGTCTGATGAAGCAGCTACAGCATTAGCTAGATTTGCAAACATTGTTCAAATGCCACAAAAAAACTTTGATAGACTTGGAGCAACGATAGTTCAACTTGGAAATAACCTAGCAACTACAGAAAGCGAAATTGTTGAAATGGCTCTTAGACTTGCTGGTTCTGGAAAACAAGTTGGGATGTCTGAGGCGCAAATAATGTCTTTCGCTGGTGCATTAAGTTCAGTTGGTATAAAAGCAGAGGCAGGAGGTTCTGCTTTTTCTAAGGTTATGCAACAAATGCAATTATCATGCGAAATGGGAGGAAGTAAATTAAATAACTTTGCAAAAGTTGCTGGCATGAGTGCATCAAAATTTAAAGAGTCGTTTCAAAAAGATGCTGCTGGAGCAATTATATCATTTGTCAAAGGACTTGGAGATGCAAAAAAACATGGAAATAGTGCTATAAAAATGTTAAATAAGATGGGAATAACTGAAATAGGCATGACTGATGCATTGCTTAGAGCAAGTGGAGCAGGTGATCTATTTAACAACGCTATTCAACTTGGAAATGACGCTTGGAAAGAGAATGTAGCACTAACAAATGAAGCAAATCAAAGATATTCAACGACAGAATCGCAGCTTAAGATGATGAAAAATCAGATTACTCAAGTAGCAATAATTATAGGGAATAATTTATTACCTTTTATAAGAAGTGCAGTCCAAGTTGTATCTAATATGGCTAATGCTTTCTCTAACTTGCCTCCAGCCTTCCAATCAACTGTAACAGGTATATTGTTAGCTGTTACAACATTTGGCTTGTTGTTGGCTACTGTAGGGATTGTAAGTCTTGTTATTTCTAAAGCAGCAGGCTTATTCGCTTTCTTTATACCTATAATATTAAGAACAAAAGTTGCATTTAGAGCCTTTGTAATTGGAATGAAACCATTAAGTGCAGTATTTTTAGCTGTAATGGGTCCTATGGGTTGGACTATAGCAGCTGTAATAGCATTATCAGTAGCCTTTACTGTTGCTTATGCTAAATCTGAAGTATTTAGAAATAAAGTTAATTCATTAGTAAAATCATTTACAGAATTCGCAAAGCCTATAGTAAATTTTTGTATGCCTGCACTTAAACAATTAGGAGAGAAATTTAAAGAGTTGTTATCAGCATTTGGTCCACTATTTGCATCTATCTTAAACTTAGGAAGTGTAATAATGAAGGTACTAGGACCTGTTTTAATTGGTGTAATAGGTTTTCATATAGCAAAATTAGTTGTAGTTTTATCTACTCTAGCAACTGCATTCAAAGCTGTAGTTGATACTATAACTAATGTATTAAATGGCCTTGCATCTATTTTAAATGGAATATTTGATTTAATTATAGGCATTGTCACAGGCGATAGTAAAAAGATGATGAATGGAGTTAAGCAAATATTTGATGGTGGAACTAAAATTATAAAATCAATTTGGAAAGGATTCATAGATTTTGTAACTGCTCCTATACAAGCTATAGCTGATATAGCTGACAGTTTATTTAAGGATAAAGCTAAATGGCTAACAGATAAGTGGAGAGATTTAAGAACATTCTTAGAAAATCCAATTGAAGCAACTGCCAAAATATCCGCCAAAACAAATGTAAATATTCCAGGAAGTAAAGCAGCAGATGCAGCTGGAAAATCTACACCAAATACAGGTGGATTAAAACAAACAGTAGCAAATCTAAAAGGTTCATTTAGTGATTTTAAAACTTTTATTAAGCCTATGACAGACTCTATAAGTCAAGGAGTTGAATCTGGAAAAACTAAATTTACAGAGTTACAGAATAAAATATTAAATGATGTCAAGCCTGCACTAAAGGTTCTAGAGGATTCTGGAGTAAATTTTAAGAATAAATTTAAGGAGTCAATAACTTCAATAAAAGATAAATTTAACGAATTAAAGGATATATTAGCTGGAAACATTAAAACAAATATAGATAATCTAGTAAAAGCATTTGAACCTTTAAAACCTCATTTAGATAATTTGAAAGAGTGTTTTGATAAGGTTAAAAAAGCGATTACTGATTTTTTTACTCCAGCCAAACAGGTTGGAGATACAGTAAACAAAGTAAGCCAACCAATGGATAGTGTTAAAAAGTCTACTGATGGAATTAAACTTTCTTTCCAAAGTTTAACTCAAGCACTTGCTCCTGTTAAAGCTTGGTTTCAAGGATTTATGCCTTTCCTATCACAAATAGGACAACAACTTTTACCATCTATAGGAATTGCAATAGCTGGTGTTGTTGGCGGAATAATTTTAGCATTTACATGGGTTTTAAATACATTAACCGCAATAATAACAACTGTTTCTGGAATCATAAATGGAATTATGTCTTTTATATCTGGAATTATTAATGTTATTATGGGGCTTATAACAGGAAATGCTGATCAAACTATGGATGGACTTAAACAAATATTTGATAGTGGAGTAGGTGTAATAAAATCAATTTGGAATGGCCTTGTTGATCTAGTTAGTGGTGTACTGGAACCTGTAATAGATCTTGCTGACTCATTTTTTAAAGATAAAGTTAAAGGGGTAAAAGAAGCTTGGAATAAACTTAAAGAATTTTTTCATAATCCAATCAAAGGAATGATCGAGATAGTAAAAAGTGGTCCTAGTTTACAAATAGGAAAAGGTGCGGATGCTGCTGGCAAAAGTCCAAGAAAAGCATTTGGTATAAATAGAGTTCCTAGAAATGATTATTTAATAAGAGCACACGAAGGCGAGAAACTTTTAACCAAACAAGAAGCCAATCAATACAAAAGAAATAGTTCAAATGGAAGTTTATTTCTTGATAAATTGGCTGATACAATAATTGTAAGAGAAGAGGCTGACATAGATAAAATTGTAAGAAAAATAAACAAAAAAATATCTCTTGCAAAAGTTGGAGGCGTTTTGTAAATTATCGTGCTATAATTGTAGTATATAATTTACAGGGGGTTATGTTATGAATAAAAAAATACCAGCATTAGCAATATTAATTGTATTATCTTTAAGTTTAGTTGGATGCAGCACAAATGATTCAAAAAATGGAGATAGTAAACCTAAGCAAAATACAGAGGAAATTAAAAATCATAAAATAGGCGAAGTTGTTGATTTGGACGGAGCAAAGGTATCTGTTAAAAATGTTAGAAAACTAGAATCAGATAGTAATGTATATGCAGTTGAGATTGAAATCACCAATACAGGAGATACAGATCTTGAAAGTGATTTCCTTCAAAACTACATACTAAAAACGGATGATAATACAGTTGGAAATGCAATAAATAATCAAGAATTAAATGGAGAATTACTATTTGACACAATACATCCAGGAGATACATTAAAAGGTGAGATAGCATTTGAACTTACAAAAGATACAAAGCCAAAAACAATTGAAATTGCTTATGAAAATGTAGGAAAATATACAGTATTTGATTTATAGTAATTATCTTAAAAGACACTTATTGAAATAAGTGTCTTTTATTTTAGGAGGAGTTTAATGGAAATATGGTTAAGACAAGCAAATAATACATTTAGGTTTCCTGTTATTCCACCCTCTTTTGAGATAAATGGAAGTGCAACAATAAATACATCTAATATTTTAAGTGTTGGAGATATTGCAGTATTTGGAGGGTTAGGGCTTAAAACTATAGAACTATCCTCTTTTTTCCCTAATCAAGAATATAGTTTCTGTAATTATAATGGATTTCCAAAACCATATGATTGTGTAAATTTAATAGAAAGTTGGATGAAAGAAGGATATATATTAAGATTTATCATTACAGAAACTAATATAAACTTTGAATGTATAATTGCAGATTTTAATTATAGAGAACAAGATTATTCAAGAGATGTTTATTTTACCTTAAGTCTAAAAGAATATAGAAGGATACAAATATCCAAAGTAAACATTAATAATGATGAAAAATTATCTTCTGAAAAGGATGTTCCACTAACAAAAGGATTTGATACTAAGCAAAAAACACATAAGGTTGTTGAAGGAGATACCCTTTTTAAGATAGCAAAAAAATATTATGGCAATGGAGATTTGTGGGAGAAGATTTATAAAGCAAATGAAGATAAGATTAAAGATCCATCTGTAATAAAAAATGGTTGGATATTAATAATTCCTTAAAATGGTGGTGATTTATAATTAATAAAATCAAAATACAAGTTCATATAAAAAACGGAAATATATATAATGTAACTGATTTAGTGGATAAATGCACTTGGTCTGGTGATTATAGATCACCATCAAGAACTTTAGAATTTTCTATAATTCAATCTGCAAGTGATATTAATTTTAGGCAGATAGATATTCCAGTAGCAAGCACAGTTTGTTTTTATGTAGATGATAAAGAACTTTTTAGAGGAATGATAATAGATAGATCTAAAGACTCTAACAATAATAATATAGATTTTACAGCTAAAGATATGGGCTTTTTACTTTTACAAAGCGAAGTGTCATACAATTTTAAAGATAAATTGGTTGAAGATATTGCAAAACAAGTATTTTTAGAAAATAAACTCCCACTAGGTAATTTACCTAAGACTGGAGTTAAATATACAAAAATGTTTATTGGCGTAACTGGTTATGATACTATAATGAGTGTTTATACAGAAGCAAGCAAAACAACTAAAAAAAAGTATATGATAGAGTCTAATCTTGATAAATTTAATGTTATTGAGAAGGGTGTAGTTACTTTAAATATAACATTTGAAGAAGGCTTTAATCTTATCAATACAAATTTTTCTGAAAGCATGGAGAATGTAAAAAATAAAGTACTGGTTGTTGATCAGTATGGTAATAAGATTAGTGAGAAAATAAATGACTCTATATTTAAAGACGTTGGAGTAATTATGCAAAAGGTAATACAACAACAAGAAAACAGTACTATAGACATAGATGGAGAGTTTAAAGGAATCGAAAAAACTTGCTCTCTAAAAGGATATGGTGATATAACTTGTGTAACTGGTAGAGGTGTAAAAGTAAAAGACTCATATACAAAATTAATTGGTCTTTTTTATATAGATACAGATAAGCATACATGGCAAAATGGAGATTATCAAATTGAACTAGAGCTTAATTTTGAGAATATAATGGATGAAAAATCTGCTGGTCAAGATGAACAAAAAGAAGATGGTTCAGAGTATACTGGAGGAACAGAATACTCTGCTGAATTTACTGCTTATTGTCCTAGAAAATCTGAAGGTGGAGATAAAGATTGTAGAGGTAAAAAACTAGATCCTTCTAAAAAAACATGTGCTGCTCCCATGGTTGGATCATATGAGAAATCTTACTATACAAAAGATTTCTTAAACAAACATCCTCTTATGAGATATGGAGATGAAATACAATTAGTTACAGGTGTTTCAAGTCGAGATGGAACGTATAAAGTAAATGATAATGGACCTGCAATAATTATAGAAAAGGATGGAACATATCATATAGATATTTTATTTGGAAATGTTGAAGAAGCTAACAACTTTGGAAGAAGAAAAGGAAAGATTATAATTGGTGGTTATTCTGGAAACATGACAGAAAAAGCAAAAACAGTAATTTCAGAAGCAAGAAAACATCTTGGAAAGCCATACAAATGGGGTGGGAATGGACCAAGTAGCTTTGATTGTTCTGGACTAATGGTATATTGCTTTAAGAAGGTTAATGTTAATTTACCAAGAACCTCAAGTCAGCAATCTAAGGTAGGTAAGAAAGTAGAGAAAAATAATTTACAGGCAGGAGATTTGGTATTTTTCCATAATCCAGTCAGCCATGTTGGACTATATGTAGGTAATGGAGAATTTTTACATGCGCCACAAACAGGAGATGTAGTTAAAATAAGTAAATTAAGTAATAGAAAAGATTTTAATACAGCTAGAAGAGTTTTGTAAAAGAGGTGATATCGTGGCAGATCCAATCAATGAATTTATAGGAATAATTAGGCAAGAAGGTAAATTTCATAATGAACCTTCTTTTTTTATTGGAAAAATTAAAAGTAAATTACCAGATTTAAAAATAGAGATAAATAACATTATATTAGAAAAAGAAGATATCTTGATAGATAGTTGGATGCTTGATAGACAGATAGAGTTATTTGATACAGAAACAAGTCAAGAACATAAACATGAAATAAAAAATCCCTTTATAGATACTTTTGAATCTGGAAACACAGTAATAATGTTTAAAATAGGTGAAAAATTTGCTGTTGTAAGTAAATTGGTGAGTCTAGATGAATAATACTATATTCCCTTTCATGGGTGTTCCAGAAGATTATATTTCTCCAACCAATGAAGAATTACCTATTTTTAAAGAATTTGCTTGGGATTTTGATAAAGATGAAAAGATAATTGAAAATGGAGACTTTAAAATAGTTGAAAGAAATGAAGCAATTAAAGTATGGATTTACAAAACAATAAAAACAGATAAGTATGTTCATTTAATATATGATTGGGATTATGGAACAGATATAAAAAATCTAATAGGGCAAAAGTATACTAAAGGTCTTACTGAAAGTGAGGCAAAAAGGTATATACAAGAAACCCTATTAACTAATCCATATATATTAGAAATCAATGTAACAAATACAAAATTTAAAGATGATAATTTATCTATAAGTTTAAATGTAAAAACAATTTATGGAGAGGAGGAGATTACTTTTGTATAATGGCCAATCATTTAGTTCCTTAAATAATAGAACTTTAAATAACATAAATCTGCCTCTTTATAAAGGTCAAGGATCTTCTCTTTATAATATAGTTTCACCTGTTAATTTAGAACTTGCACAGTTATATATAGAACTTTCTTATATACATAAGAGAGTTTTTATTCAAGATAACTTTAACGATTTTCTTGATAGAAGAGTCAATGAATTTGGAGTATATAGAAAGTTAGGCACAGAAGCAATAGGCGAGGTAACATTTGAAGGCAAAATAGGAACTAAAATACCAAATGGAACAATAATATCTCATAGTAATTTACTATTTGTAGTTATTAAAGATATTACAATAGATGAAGATAGTAAGTTAAATATAAGCCCTATACAGGCTTTAGAGGTTGGTATTAAGTATAATTTATCAGCTAACACAGAATTTAAACTTATAGAAGAGATAAATGGAGTAACTAAAATTTATAATGAACTGGACCTAAAGGGTGGAACAGAAATAGAAACTGATGAAGAATTAAAAGAAAGGTTCTATAAAATACAAAAAAATCAAGCAACAAGTGGAAATAAAGCACATTACCAGTCTTGGGCTTTAGAGGTTGAAGGTGTTTATAATGCAAAAGTAATTCCTCGTTGGGATGGTCCAGGTACAATTAAGATTCTAATTTATGGTCAAAATAATCAATCAGTTGATAATGAAGTATTGCAAAGATGTATTGAACATATAGAAGAAGAAAAACCTATTGGACCTACTGTTACAATTGTTACACCAAGTACTTTTGATATTAATATTAGTGCAACTTTAACACTTGAAAATGGATATGATATTGAATCTATAAAAGTTGTGTTTTTAGATATTATAAATTCTTATTTAATAGAAAATTCAAGAGAGATTATTTATATAAAAATAATGAGTTTATTAGCAAGCATAGAAGGTGTTCATGATATAAAAAATCTCCTTGTAAATGATGACGTTAAAAACATAATAGTTGATGAAGAAAAAGTTCCTGCTGTTTCAAGTGCTATATTTGATATCGAGGTGAGTTAAATTGAAGTTAATTGATTACCTGCCAAGTTTTGCAAATAATGAAATTGACATACAAATCCAGGAAGCACTTGAAAATGAACTTCTAACACTACTTGATGAAAAAGATGATTTACTGGATCAGTTTTTTATAGATACAGCAACTTGGGGACTTGATGACTGGGAGAATCTCTTAGGTATAAAAATAAATTATAAGTTAGACTTCGATACTAGAAGAAGCAATATAAAAGCGAAGATGAGAGGTAAGGGTATAACTACTATAGAGGTTATAAAAGCGATAGGAGAAGCTTACACAAAGACTAACGTTGATGTAGAAGTATTTAGTAACTTATTTAGTTTTACACTAAGTTTTATAACAAATAATTGTAGTTATAACACTATTTTAGAATTAGATAAGAAAATAGAAGAAATAAAACCATGTCATTTAGAGCATAAATTTGAAATGATTTTATTTAATCAGAATGATATGTTTGCAGGTTCTACAACGAATACAGGTGAAACAGTTACTATATATCCTTACAGTCCAACTGATGTAACTTCTTTTGGAGAATTGACTATAACTACAGGTAATGACAGAAGTATGGAAAAAGTAACATTATATCCTAGACAGGAGGTGGTATAGGTTGGCAGAACAAAAATATTATACACTTTTAACTAAAATAGGTAAGGCATCTATTGCAAATGCTACAGCACTTGGTAATAAAGTAGATTTAGTTAAATTACAACTTGGTGATGGAGCAGGAGCAGAATATAATCCAACAGAGGAACAAACATCTCTTAAAAAAGTTGTTTGGGAAGGTTCTGTAAATAATGTAAAAATAGACGAAGAAAATCCAAACTGGATAGTAATAGAAACTGTAATACCAGGTAGTGTAGGTGGCTTTATGATAAGAGAGGTTGGGATATTTGACTCAAAAGAGCAACTAATTGCAGTATCTAAATATCCTGAAACATACAAACCAACTGCTGACTCAGGGAGTGTAAAGGATTTAGTTATAAAAATTATTTTAGTTGTATCTAACACTTCAAGTGTAAATTTGAAAGTAGACCCAACTGTTATTTTAGCAACACTTAAAGACATACAAGAATTAGACACTAAAATAGATACAACTAAAACAGAATTAACAAGCAACATAGAAACTACTAAAACAGAGTTAAACACTAGAATTGACACAGAAAATGAGAAACAAAATATTAAAATTGACCAACTTATTGCAGGTGGCTCTAATGTGGCATCTACTCAAACAATAACAATTGATGATTGGGTGGAGGATGCAGAAAATGGATTCAAGGCAACTGTAACACATAGTTTGTTAACACAGAGAATAGTTGTAAATATTATAGATGCTACTACAAAAGAAAATGTAGTTACAAACTTTAAAATTATAGATGATAATACTATAGAAATTAGAAGTGAAACAAGGTCAGAATTAAACGTTTATGTGATAAATGGAAATGCAGAAACTCATTTTATAAATGCAACTGTAGATGATAACAGAGTGTCTGAAATGACAACTTATTCATCTAAGAAAATCGAGGATAGATTGATTAATATAGAAGAAAAAGTAAATGGTGGTTTATCTAATATTGCAACTAGTGTAAATGAGTTGATAACTTATTGTTAAAGGAGTGTGAAAAATGGCTACAGAATGGAATTTTGATTTTAAGGCAGAAGCACAACCAATTACTCTAAAAGCAGGTAAATATAAATTAGAGTGTTGGGGAGCTCATGGAAAGGTTTGGGATGGAGAT